TTATTAATTAGTAACAATTTCCAAATGGTCCTTTACAATTTGAATTTTAACTATCTCTGCTTGGTCTATGCGTTCGCCGCCAAACCTAAGATAATCTCTACCACCATCGACAAAAATTCCATTATGTCCTCTAAAGTCATGACGATATCTGCTGTAAACTACCTCATTATCAATTAACAGTCCGCTAAAAGGTTCAGTGGCAGAAATCGCATTTGTAATCGTAGTGCGGCCGTCAATATTATTATAAATGCCAAAATAATTGCTACCTTCAGGGTGTGCTAGTTCTGTATAAAAAATAGCTACAGGGACGTTTGCCCAGCCACCGTCACGATTTCTAAGGCAACTCTCGCAAACGTATTTTGCATTCATCTTATCTTCTACAATCTTAATGCCTGCTGGCTTGTATATAGAAGATTCATTTAGAATTTTCATAAAATTAACCTTTCTCTAGTAAATTACACAGCGAACACTGTAGCTGTCAATCTAATTATAATTTTTGCAAGCAGATAAACCTAGATAAGGAGCTGGATTTATTGGTGTTTCATGTGAAATAATTTCGAAATGTAGGTGAGGACCTGTTGTGTGACCACTTGTGCCAACATATCCAATTGTGTGTCCTCTTAATACAGAGGCCTGTAGTTTAAGTCCAACTGCAAAAGAATTTAGATGCGCATATCTGGTAACTAATCCATTTTTATGTCTAATATCAATTAGTCTTCCATAATCGCCAAGCCAGCCGATAAATTCAATTGTTCCATCATTTGCTGCTAATACAGGGCTGTTAAAGGGTGCTACTAAGTCTACTCCTGTATGAGGATTGTTGGCATTTAATGTAAATCCTCTACTCATGTGTTCGTATTCAAGAAGAGGTACCAAGAAAGTTCCACAATATGAATTTTTAAATTGAGACATATCTACATAATTTGGTTCTGGTATGTTTATCGGTTGCCAGTTGAAGGTTTCCAAGGGTATGACAATATGTATTTGCGTAACGGATTTAAAATCTCTGCACTTGTTGCAGGTGTAACCTAGTGATGTTTCTATAAAACAGTAGATTTTTTTTCCAAACTCAGCACTGTAAAAATGTGCGATAGTTAAAATTGTAAGAACTACTAAAATCAAACGTCGCACATTTTTCCCTTTTTGTTAGTATCAAATAATCAAATTAAAAATAGCTGATGGTTCCTATCGTCAAAGTATAATTGCAAGTTTTAATACAGTCTGCGCTTAGTTTGCAGCATCCCATTTGTTAATGAAGTCATTTGTAGTCTCGTCTAGCACATTATCCCAATCTGCTGATTCGTTAGCGCCTTTTTTGTCCCAATCGTGTTGTTCATCTGCTGTATAGTTTTGATCTGTTGTACCTTCTATATCAGATTCATTACTTATATAATCATCCCAGTTTTTTCTAGCACTTGATGAATAATTTTGACTCGTTGTGCCTTGTGTTGACCAGTTTGGTTTCTGATTTGAAGCGGTACGCTTTGGATTTTCAAATTGATTATGAACACTATCTTCAGGTAGGTTGGTATCGCCGGTTACACTATAGGTTTTTCCATCTACAGTAAATGAATCTTTGCCTGCTTGTATAGCTGCCTTCCGTGCACCACTAAATTGATTGCCTTCGTATGCTTCATCATCACCGTGCTCTCTATTGGACTGCTCTATATCAAGTGCTGCCTGCTGATCTTGGGTGGCAATTTTTCGTTTTTCTGGCGACATTTGTTGAAACTTTGAAAGTTCTTTGTCGTCTACAGCATGAAGAGGGTTCATTCCGACAGAAGTTTCTAATAGTTCCATATAATTTTTCATAATCTCTGCATGCGTATATGGCATAAGAATTTTCCTAAATTTAGATTGTTGAATGTTATTTATTTTAATGATTATCAATATGTACAGTACAAGCTGTCATTTGCCTGCATAATAAAAATTCAAGATAAATATACGTATGAACACAGTTAAACAACCTAGCAAACTAAAACGTTTTGGAAGAAATTTACTAGTCAAGAGCCTAAAACTATTTGCCTGGGCCGTGACATTTGTGTATAAGGCTATTTCCTTTATCTTTGTTATAGCCTTATTCAAGTTTCCAAGATTTTTAATTTTATTCCCTATCAGGTGTATTCGAAGAACTATTTGTAAAAATAATAATCCAACAGGAACTGCACAACTCATTCTTAAAAGCATAGGCAAAACGTCACAATTTGTTTACAAAATTGTTTGCCAAGTTGCATGGTGGATAATGCATCAACTAGCATTAACAGATTTAGATAAAATTAGACAGGAGGTTAAAAAACCTGTTGTAAGCATTGGGTGGGAATTGTGGTCTGAATTTAATCCACGATATCGATTAGATTATTGGATGGCAGAAAGTCATATTACAGTAGAAGTGCGTTGGTGGTCGTACAATCAAAAACAAAATAAATTGAGATACATCGAATATGCAACAAAGCGTCATGCACATGCTCATTCTCCATCGGGTATTCCACATATGTCATCTAAAATTCATTGGTGGGAACCGGTTGTACCGTCGACAACAAAACCTTACGCACCGCTTCATTCTACTTCAAAGGTCAGCGATTGAGATTGGTCTTTTTTGGAGACAGTTTCACATACGGACATGGTTTAGATGATTGTCTCTGTTCCGAAAATAAACCAGGAAACTGTCCGTCACAATTAGGATGGGCTGCACAACTGGCAGATATGTTTGGAACTGTACATGTGAACCTATCAAAACCTGGGTGTAGTAATCAATATATTTTCAAGGTAATTAGAGAAACTGAATTTCAAGCAAACGATTTGGTAATAGTCCAATGGAGTTTCGTTGACAGAGATTTTCTATTAATGTCTGATGAAAGCGTTAGGCATATCGGAAACTGGATGACTAATTTGGAAGCAAAAAACTACTATAAAGCACATAGCGATTTAGATATCACCAGACGTTCTATTCTTACTATTGAGCATGCGGCGCTATGGTTAGCTAATAAAAATTTAGCTTGGCTGTTTCTTTCAAATATTCAAATCACAGCAGCAAAAGATCTAATAACCGACGCTGAAACAAATATATGGTTTAAATCTGGTCAAGATTACGCAGCAGATGGTTCACACCCCGGTCAAATTACCAACACAGAATGGGCCAAAAAGATTAAATTTTATATAGACACAGGAATACCTTTTAATAGACCAAAAGGTATTCCTGTTATCAATTGTTAATCAAAAAGACTGCTGACGCTTTTTTCGTTATGGATTCTATCCATTGCATCAGCTATTAATGGTGCAACTGTAAGTTGATTTATTTGTGTCGAAGATGCTATTTCAGCTGTGGGACAAATGCTATCTGTAATAGTAATTGAATTGATAGAACTATTTGCTAATCTTGTAACAGCTTGTCCGCTTAAAACCCCATGAGTAACATAGACACTGACTGATAACGCACCTTTATTGAACAACGCATTAGAAGCATTTACAAGTGTTCCGCCGCTGTCTACTAGATCGTCAATTAGAATGCAATTTCTTCCCGCAACGTCGCCGATTACGTTCATTACCTCTGAAATTCCAGCTCGCTCACGTCGTTTATCGATAATTGCCAAGTCGGTGTTTAGACGTGTAGCTAGCGTTCTTGCTCTAACCACACCGCCTACATCAGGTGATACTACCATTGCATCTCCCGTTGGAAAACGCTCATTAATGTTTTTGGCAAACAACGGTGCTGCATATAGATTATCTACTGGAATATCAAAAAATCCTTGAATTTGTCCAGCATGCAGATCCAAGGTTAGAATGCGATTTGCTCCTGCGTTGGTAATTAAGTTAGCAACCAATTTAGCCGAGATTGGTGTCCGTGGACCACTTTTTCTATCCTGCCTAGCATAGCCAAAGTATGGAATAACTGCTGTAACACGCTTCGCACTACTACGTTTTAATGCATCCAAAATGAGTAGTAGTTCCATTAAATTATCATTTGCTGGATAATTAGTGCTTTGAATTACAAAAACATCTTCACCTCTAATATTTTCCTGTATTTCTACAGAAATTTCCATATCAGCAAATCGTTTGATAGATGCTTTTACCAATTTAGTTTTGAGATGATCTGCTACTGCATTACTAAGAGTTTGATTTGAGTTACCAGAAACAATTTTCATAACAGTCAACTTTCCGTTTAAGCGGTACAATGCTAGAATATAATTTAACTTGAAGAATGTCAATCAAAGTTTTTCGATATAGCATTTAGGCTCATAGATTTTTACAATAAAAGAATAGTAAAATTGTAAGTATCTCAAATGAATTTTGTAGAATTACCTAAATTTCCAACTAATATAATCAGCAGCAGTTATGTTATGCCTGCACCTGAATACAGGTATTAGAATCTCACGGTTAAAGATTTTAATCCTGTTGTTTTAGATCTGTTATATTCTACTGGACTAATTGTAAAAGATGCTGAATTGTTTTGTAAACCGCCCAAAAATATCGGAGTCATACACACAGATATTGTGTATAATCCTATTATAAATGAATGGGTAAAATGGGAATGTAGTGTGAACATTAACCTCTTTAAAACTCCATCATTTATGAATTGGTATGATATAAAAGATACTGCTATCTATCCAGAACAACCAACACTGCGACTGAACGGCATACATTACGGCATTAGACAAAATTCAACCACAGAAAATTTACAAAATTTTCAATTGCTTAATCGTCAATACATAACTAACCCTACATTAGTAAGAACCGGCATACCTCACAATGTTGAAAATTTACATACACAAGACAGATGGTGCATTAGTTTGAGATTTAAAGGAAATCCTTCATTTGAGGAATGTTTAGAAAAACTCTGTCAGTTTATAATTAAATCTGATTCAACTAGTCGGGTACGATTCAAAACACTTGTTACGAGCAGTTAAAATTGCGTTTCTTTGGTTTTTTTAAATATTCTCTATAAATAATTTTGCAACTCAACAGGTAAATCATATGGTACTAGTGCTTTTGCGCAAACACGTTCGCTCTTCTATACAAATTCCGTTTTATACGCAGTTGATAACTGATCCTAGACCATGGGATTTGTACCAATTACATACTTCGTTGCGATCTAATATGAACATATACGAACCTCGTTATACGCAGGATATACTAACAAAATACGCTCTGTATGATTTTGACAACCAAACCACGTATGATACCTGGAAAAATGATGCAAATAATGCTGTAAGAGAATCAGGTTTACCTACCTATAATTCAGCCAAAAATATTCAGTTTACCGAAACCTTAAATGAAATGACTGACAGCGAGTTTGAAAGTTTTAAAGCAGATATTGTTTCTCAAACATAGGGAGAACAATATTTTGATCTGTGTGTTATTCCCGGTATGAGTGTTGATGCATTTATAGGTGATCCAGCTGCCAAACCAGCAAATGACACCTGGCTTCTACACCCAGGATGGGTTTATCTATAGTTTTATTTGAGATAAATGTACATTTAAATATTGGCATACGCAAATGCGATTATGGCCATGCAAGATGTATTCAAAATAATAGGTGATCTCGGTTTTCCAATAGTTGCGGCTCTTGCTGGAATTTATTTTGTATATCTGACCATCAGACTTTTACTAACAGGAGTTCTTGGCAGCATTAAAAGTATGGCCGGCATTATCACAGCACTTGATAACAGAGTGAAGACTATCAATCACGAAGTTGTAAGAGTAGATTTGCAAATCAGTAATGCTCTTGGCCTAAGACCTGATGTTGAAAGAATTGCCCGCGCAGATGGTAAATCTGACGCTAGACGAGACTAATTTAACTAGCAATATTGTAACTTTTAGCACCCTATAAATATTGGTACATTGTAACAAGAAGAGCTCACCTATGCTTTTTGTATAACAAAGCTAAGAATGCGACAATTGTGTTACACTAATAAGGGAAAATATCAAGTTGGTGTTTGTAAGAATCAAAAGTGAAAATGGAGCAGGTAATTAAATTATGGGGGAAATAAGCGATCTAATAGCAAAATATGGTTTTCCAATTGTAATGGCAGTTGGGATGGGATTTGTGATACATTATGTATGGGAATGGTGCACTAAAGAAGTTAAACCTGTTTTAGGCGATGCAAATGCTGTTTTGATTGCGCTTATAGATAGAATAAGAATGCTTGATAACGATTTGATACGATTGAATCAAAAAGTCAACACAGTGTTACACCTGCGTGGAAAAACTATTGATCATGAACGAGTAGATGCTGAAAAATTAATCAATCGTCACAACAAAACAGGCACAGCAGAAGATCATGAAGCAGCATCCGGTAGCAGTTGATTATTTGTTTGTGGCTCTAAATACACCGTCCCAATTAGGTCCAGGCGGGTTTTGTTGCAAAAAATAGCAACGTTCTATCATCATCTTATAATAGTCTTTGAGTTCAAAATTCCAAGCTGTAACTAGACTTTTTCCTATTATAATTGCTCTTTCCCATCTTTGTGTCCTATAAGCGTCAAGAAATTTATCATGTTGAGCAATAGCAATTTTTAAACTATCTGGCTTTGAAAATCCTACATAACTGGATAATGTGTAAATTTTTACAGCTTCTGATTTGCCTTTAACGGCTATAGTATCAAGCTCTATGGTCAACCACTTGTCTGGTAATCCTATCACTGTTTCATGCCCAATGATTATTTTTACTCCATAGTCTTTGGTTTGTCCTTCTAGTCTTGATGCTAGATTTACAGCATCTCCTAGGCAACTATAATCAAAACGCTGATTACTGCCCATGTTACCTACAACGACATTTCCGGTATTGATTCCAATGCCTATATTAATTGGCAGTGAATTTTCTTTTTTTAGACTTTCGTTCAGTTTGTTCAAATGAACGAGCATTTCTACTGCCGACTGTACCGCTAGAGATTGTTGCTCTTGAACATCAATGGGTGCGTTCCAAAACGCCATTATACAATCTCCTATGTATTTGTCTATAGTACCTTGGTGTCTCATTATTATATCAGTCATAGGAGTTAAAAAACGATTGATTAGTTTGACTAAACCTTGCGGATTAGACTTATACTGTTCGCTTATAGTTGTAAATCCTCTGATATCGCAAAAAAGCAACGTAAGTTGACGGGTATCACCTCCAAGTTTCAATAAACCTGGATTTTCTTGCAATTTTTTAATCATAGTAGGTGCAAGGTACTGTTCAAACTGTTTTTTTATCTGTTGTTTTTGGAAAAATTCACTTAGAAATTTCACAGTGTAAGAATGAATATATACTAAACCAATGCCAACTATTATTGCTGTAATATCAAATAGATAATGGTAGCTTACATATATCCATTCAGCAATGAAATAACTACCTACGCTGACTGCAAGTACGGGTATAAAGCCCCATGTATATCTAGATATAGCTATAGCCAAAACGCCGCCAATTATAAGGGTAAAAAGTTCAAGACTATCTGCATAGTTGGGTCTAGAAATGTTGATTTTACTTATCAGTGTTCCTAAAATAGATGCCTGTAGTTGTTGAGGTAATATTGGACCTTTTGCAGTGGCTACCGGATTTGCAATGCCTGCTGCACTGGTACCTACTATCACAACAGCCTTATGTAAATCATTTGGAATTTCTAGTACGCTGATAGTTTGTGGTTTTTGATTTATATCTATCCATACTCTACCCAGCTGATCTGTTGAAATTGCACCAAAGTCTGGTATTCGTAATTTATCAACACCAATATTGTTCAATTTAACTTGAAAACTTTTATCACCTGCTAAAACCCTTAGAATTTCTATAGGTAAACTTGGATAAATTTTGCCTCCGCTGGAAACTAACAGTGGTAAACGTCTATTGACTCCATCTATTTCAGGTAATGTGTGTGTTGAACCTACGCCTACGGCTGATTTTTCTAATTCGTCGATATTTGCAATTATGCCAGGGTATGATAAAATTTTATCGGTATACTGAGCATTGATAACACTAACGCCGGCTGATCTAACTTGATTTTTTCCTATCATAGAGGGAGTGTTTACTAAAACAACTGGGTATTTCTCTAAAGTTTTTTGTAGACTATCATCGCCGCCTAGTCTATCCTTTTCAGGCATCAGTATGTCCCATACAACAAGACCTGCATTATGTTCATATAGTCTTTGAATTATTTCAGCATAAGTATCTCTTTTAAATGGCCATTGTCCGTACCTGTCTAACGTCTGTTCGTCAATATTCGCAACTACAATATTGTTCTCATGTTGTTTGCTGTTGAGAATCATACTATCAAAGTATCTCAGCCGAACGCTTTCTACAAACGTTGGATCTATTACACGTATGAAGCAAATTAATGCCAGTGTTAACAGGGCTAGCCATGGCGATAATATGAACTTTTTGTACATGAATTTATTTAGCGACTGTGGTCTTACCAGATATTGACTTGCTTGTTGCAAAAATATAATCATTTAAGATGAACGGCACGATGAAATGTTTACTTGTAGATTATACCAACGAAGGCGTATTGTTCGTTAGCAGTAGAACCGGTAGGTGGTATACTTTTCACTTATAGGACAGCCGGAAGAGAAACATTTATTGATTTAATTTTCGTAGACCCTGTTTACAGAGGTAGACTAATAGGAACCATTGTTAGAAAACATTTAACTGAATATACTCGTAAGCGAGGAGCAAACAAGGTGGTTTCGATTGTAGGGGAACATAACATCAACGTTCGTAATCATGTGGCTAAAAATAGCGCCCATCTTGTATACAAAAGAGTCAACAAATGGTTGAGTAGCAATAGACATAGTGATAAAAAAATTGGCCAGGATACCACAAACGATGGTAGAGAACTGCAAATATGGTATAGCGAATCCGTTAATTCATCAAAAGCAATATCTCTTATTCTGAAAGTTTATAGCGAACTTATTGCCAAAGGGTTTGCAGGATCTTTTGCTAACCTCGATGATTGGCAAAATTGTAATGTTATCTATTCCACTGACGAACATGATAATATTTTAGGTGGAATGGTTATAGAATACAGAGCCGAAGGCAGAGAAAGTTTCCAACATTTGAATTTTACCAATCCCATGTTCAGAGGAGGACGAATTAGCACAATATCAAGAAAATGGCACCAAATTGTTACAATGAACAGAGGAGGTAACAAAATATCATCAACGATTATGGTTGATAATGAGACATCTAAAAAAACTGCTGCCAGAGACGGTATGAAATTTTGCTATGTTCGAATGTACAAGTGGTTAATTTAAGCCGACCAGTTATTACGCCACATATTAAACTGAACAATATTAGGGAAATAAATTATTGTGTCATGTTTATCTGGTTTAGCTATTGGACAATATTTGTCAAACCAATCACAAATTTGAGTTCTTTGATCATCCCACCAGTCTATGTCGTGTATATAAACCATAACAGGGCCAGGCTCTTTTTGACAAAAAGATGACCATTTTTCAGATTTTGCTGTAGACATATGCCTATTTAATAGCAGCAATTAATGACTAAAAATATACCAAATAAATATTTTATACAATAATAAGGATCTGATGACAAATTGTTGGTTACCATATTATCACGCAGAGATACAAACAAATGGCTCGGTTAGACCCTGTTGTAAATATACTGCTGAATGGATAGATTCGATAGCTGATTACACAAATAAAAATAGGCAAGACTTTTTAGAAAATGATCTGCCAGATGCATGTTTGCCATGCAAGGTATCTGACGACATATGGTCATATAGAACAATGAGAACTGCCCATTTTTCTAAGTTTTGGCCCGCACCTACGTCGCCAAAATTGAAAAGTTTAAATTTATCAATTGACAATATTTGCAGTAACTCCTGCTTGCAATGCAGTGCTTCAAACAGTTCTACTATAGCATATTTACACGGGCAAAAAGAATCATATTCATGGAATCTAGATATGCTTGACGATTACTTACCAGATCTAGAGTTTTTAACCGTAAGTGGCGGCGAGCCTTTACAATCTTATCGTTTTGTTGCCTTATGTGAGAAAATTTCACGTTTGTGCAAGAATTTGAAAATTATTACTGTTCCTACAAGTTGTTATAAACTTCACATGCGGAATATCACCGCGTTAGCAAATTTAAATGTTCCGGTTGTTTGTAGAATAAGCATTAACGGTCCGTGGCCTCTTAATGCCTACATTCGTGGTTGCGATGAAAAAGTATGGCTAGACAATTTGGAGTTACTGAAGCGTTACAAATTTCGCCTTTGTTGGCAGGTAACAATTGGATCATACAACGTATTCGCACTGCCCGAAACTGTGTCATACCTAGATTCGTTGCTTGGTACCAGGCATATAACTCCAAGTCCTGTTATTTTTCCAGAAACCCACTCGGTAAAACAAATGGCAGATAACCTAAAAATAGCTACTCGGAAAAAATTATTGTCATTTATGCCCAACCCATCCTCGCGGGATTTGATAAGAACTGCTATTGACCTACTTGATCAACCTAGAACTTTAGAATGGCAAAATTGTATCTCAAGTATTGAGAGCATACCCAAATTAAGGACCAGCCCTTATAATTTAGCGCAGTTTATCAGTCATTATTTAACAGACTAGTAGCTAGAATAAATAATTGATCATGTGTATCATTATGGCAAAATATTTGCCCAATTTAGGTTGGGTTGGTGTAAAAAATAGAGACAGAGGATATTATCCTATAATTAATATTCGTAAAAGCCAGAAGAATGGACTGGAGCGTCTTTATATTTGGGACGAAACTACTGGCTACACCGAAGGATTAAATGAACACGGAATTGGTATAATAAGTGCTAGTATGGCAACTATATCAGACGAAAAAGGCCAAGGTACAACCACGCACGAAGGCTCGAGAGGGGATTATCTGAGTCCCGATGGCAAAAAAATAAGAACAGCGCTGCTTGAAAACAATTGCAAAGCTACTGTAGAGAATTTGGTAGAGAACGAATTAACAGGGCACACCTTGGTATTCAATAAAGATCGATGTTTTTTATTAGAATCAGGATTTAGGAATCGTGATTTTGTTTTTAAAGTTGAAGAAATTTTGAAGCCTAACATATGCGTACGAACAAACCATGGAATATTACTTCCATGGGCAGGATATCAAAGAGTCGATGGCGACCCAACACATAGTAGGAAAAGGGTCAGTTCAGAGTTTCGGAAAATCAAAGCAGAGTTAGGATTGCATAAATCCAACACTCTTGACGAATGTATGGAATCTATATTAGATCAGAGTGATCCAAATCCTCAGCTGAATCCATGTCGTCAGGACGGCCGAAATGGATACATGAAAACCACAGGACAAATAGCACTTGTACCAAGCCAGTACACATTATACTATCGCCCATTATGCAGCGGCATTAAATTTGATTATGATAAATTAAACAGCAGCAATGAAAAGTGCTTCTTTGAAATTTTAAGCAAACGTCCATTTTATAAAGCTATGAAAAGTCAACAACAAAACTGATTGTTATGCTGGCTTTACAATACATTTTAATGGAAATCCGTTGAGTCTAGCAGCGTTTAAAGCGTCCTCTTGTTTCTGTGATGAAATCTCATAAGTGTAAGTGCCTGCTATACCAGATCCGTTTTGATGTATATAGAGTGTTAAATCACTTGCTTCTTCAAATGATTTGTAAAATATTGTCATTAAAATTAAGATTACAAACTCCATTGTTGTTTTGTCATCATTAAACAAAATAACATTGAACTGTTGCGGGGGACGCATGGCAACCTTTGATGCCGTAACAACGTCTGTAACTGTCTCGGCGATTGCCATGCTTTTGTACCTCTTAGTTCTAGTTTACCCTAATCAATCTACACTGTCAACAGTTGATTTAAGAATTTTTTGCATCAACTATTGCAGCAGTTTGATTCTGGGTAATGGCAATTTTACGCGGTTTCATACTTTCTGGAATTTCCTGAGTAAAATCAACCGTAAGAATACCATCAGCAAGGTTGCTTCCTGTAACTTGTACCCAAGTATTCAGATAAAAAGTCCTACGGAAAGATCGGCTTGCTATCCCCTTGTGCAGGTACTGACGGTTTTCGTCCTGTTTGACTCTGCCCTCAATAGTGAGAACACCGTCGGTAAGAGTAATATCAATGTCATCTACTGTAAAGCCAGCTACAGCCATACTAAGACGATATGTATTTTCACCCGTTGATTCTAGATCATATGGCGGATAGCCAGAATTTTGACTCGTGCGCACCTGATCTAACATCCGTAAGGTAGGCTCAAAACCTACTGCAAAACGGTTAAGGTCGCGAAACATGTCGTCTAGTTGTGATGTTAAAGTTAAGTTTCTCATTTTATACCTCCTCTTTGAGCAAAGTTTTATGTTGAAGACCCTATTAGGCATCTTCTGTCAGTTATATCTGACAATGTATTTATAATAAACTTACCTAACAAAGTCAACTACTCAACCTTCATTATTTTGAATGACTGGTTTATTCACAACTTTAGTAAACTTTTTAACCTTCTTCTTAGGAGGGTCAATCTCCATAATTTGAGCATATTTCTTTTTCCAACGCAGCTTTGCTTCGGCTAATTTCTGCCTACGTAGAATGCTCGGTGGAGTATAATGCTTGCGTTTGCGTAGTTCCTTGTTAATTCCTTCACTGTTCATGCGACGTTTCAACTGTACAATAGCTGACTCGATATTGTTATTGTACACCTTAATAGTCATACCCTTTTTGTTAAGGATAAAATCATCAGAATCCATTTGTTTTCCCTTTTGTTAGTGTGCTATGATATTTTCTAAACGTCAATTACGTTTTTCGTTTGCAGGAGCAATAATAGAAATAATTGCTTTGCCGTTTAATTCAGGACTTTTTTCAATTTTACACGGTTCCAGACCGGTAATAAAGTTTTGCATGAGTTCAAAACCTTTTTCTCTAAAGCTGAGTTCTCTGCCTTTAAATTTAATCATGATCTTAACTTTGGCATTGTCATCAAGAAACTTTCTCGCATGAGATTGCTTGACTTCAATGTCGTGCTTGTCAGTCACTGGCCGCAAATGTATCTCTTTGATAACAATTGCATTTTCTCGAATTTTTTTGTCTTTTTCTTTCTTTTGACGCCTGAGGTTGTAGATATATTTGTTTAATTCAGTAAGTTTGCATACAGGTGGCGTAGCATTAGCTGTAACTTCCACTATATCAAGCCCTTCGTTTCTAGCTTGCCATAGTGCCTGTTTAAATGGCATTACACCTAACTGCTCGTCGTCTTTACCAACTAATCGAACTGAGTCATGGCGGATGCGTTCATTGTAAACCAGATTAGCCTTAATTGGATCTTCTGGACGAGGACGTTGTCTATTATTTCCTCTAGAATAAACTTCGTTCAATTTACAACATCCTGTTCTGTATCATATAACTTAAGAGGTTCGGACATGTTTTCTACTGTTTCCTTGGTTATGCATACTTTTTTGACTCCTGTTTTATGCAATAATGGTAGCTCAAACTGTGTAGAGAGTAAAATGTTTTCTATAATACTTCTGAGCCCTCTAGCTCCAGTTTTTCTAGTTATAGCCTCATTTGCGATTGTTTTCAAGCTATCTTTAGTAAATTCCAGCTGAATTTTATCCATTTCAAACATTTTTTGAAACTGTTTAATGATAGCATTTTTTGGCTTAGTTAGGATTTTGATTAAGGCCTCTTCATCTAAATCTTCAAATAGCACCACAATAGGTAACCTACCAATTAGCTCAGGTATTATACCAAACTTAATTAAATCTTCACTTCTGACTTGCTTGATAAGATTGTAATGACTGCGTACTGTGTCAACTTGTTTGATTTGAGCGTTAAAACCAATAGCAATCGAATCAACCGATTGTCTCTGTTCAATAATTTTATCCAAACCTTCGAAGGCTCCGCCAACAATAAAAAGAATGTTCTTTGTATTAATTGTTACAAATTCGCTATTTGGATTTTTTCTTCCTCCCTGTGGAGGTATTTTTACTTCGCAACCTTCGATCATTTTAAGAAGTGCTTGTTGAACTCCTTCGCCGCTAACGTCTCTGGTAATAGAAGTATTTTCACCTTTACGACCTTTTTTGTCAATTTCGTCAATGTACACAATGCCTCGTTCTGTTTTCGCAACATCGTTATCTGCGGCATGATATAGTTTTATAATTGCATCCTCTACATCAAGCCCTACATATCCGCTTTCTGTCAAAGAAGTTGCATCGACTATTGTCATCGGTACATCTAATATTTTGGCAATATTTTGTATTGTATAGGTTTTGCCAGTGCCTGAGCCGCCGATCAACAGCATATTACTTTTATCTATTTCTATGCCATCTATTACCGGATTCTCAATACGCTTCATATGATTATAAACGGCTACGGCCAAAATTCTTTTGGCGTTATCTTGCCCTATAACATAATCGTCAAGTTTATCTTTGATTATAGTGGGAATCAATGATATTTCTGTTGTAGGTGGGATATGATCTTGCTTAAGAATATCGAAGCATAAGATTACACACTCATCGCAAATATATACATCATTACCTGCGATTAGTTTTTTAACTTGTTTTTGACTTTTGTCACAAAAACTGCAATTATGATAATTTTTGTTTGTCATTTCCTACTGCTGTAATTGATATGTGTTGGCTTGAAGTGGTCAAGAACATGATACGTGTCAGTTGTTGATGCGGTTTGTGTAACTGCATCGTTAACCGGCTCTTGTGTGTTATTAACTTCTGCTGTGTTATCAACTACTGTATGTGTGTCTGCAGTTGGTTTGTCAATTGAAATGTCTGTTGAAATAGTTGTCGGTTTAGGCTCGTTTTGCGAAGTTGGTTCGCTAAGAGTTTTAGCCAACCATTTGTCCAAACTGTCTGTGACAATCTCCTTAATTACGTTAGCGTCAACAACATCATTTGTTGCTATATGTGAAGTATCCATCTGAGAAGGTATCAGTTCCCACGCCTGGCCCGTCCACCAAACTGTTTGGCCGGAGTGTCCAATTACCATAGTTTGCCCTAACACAGGTTCATTTTGTGTGTCTTTCACAGTTTCTTGCCTAGGTTTAGATTCTACCGTGTCAACTCTGCTAGTTTCATTTTTTATGCTTATGTTTGCAGCAATTAACATTAAAACTGCTAACGGATCGAATACCAATACTAATACAATGATCACATATCGCACCGCTTGATCAGTATCAACATTAGAACCATTTGCAAAGAATTCGGCAATATATTTAATTGGACCAATTTTGGTTTCAACAATTGAAATATCTTGCTTAATTTTCAACTGTTGATCCGTAAGATCTTGTATGGTCTTTGACTCTATCTCTAATTTTGTCTTGATATCATTACGTTCTGATTCTTGTGATTTTCTAGATGCTAGCGCTTGTGTCGCTCTATTGGCATCAAGTTGAATGTTAATGGATTTATCAAGTTGGGATAATTGCGTTTGATATCTAGTTATAGCAGTCTTGTGCTGATCAATTTGTCCGGTGATTTGTTCTAATTTCAAAGAAAGCTCAGTGTTGGCAAGTCCAGCTTCCACATGCGCTCGTGTTAAAAATCCAAAAATACCTAAACTTGTTATTATCATTAGCACAACTACCGCCGTAGTTAAGTAAATTTTTAACAATGGCGGAATAATATTCCATTTTTGATACAACCAACTAGCAACAACTAATTTTGATATTTCTAAAATGGTAGCCATGGCAACAACAGGCCAAAAGCTGCTTGCAAAAATTGCTGCTAGACCTGCAATACTATAATACGCAGCGGTAGTACTCAGACACAATGCACAACCTAGCAGAATAGTGGATATTTTCAAGGCAATACCTTTCTGTATGTGCCGGTATCAATCTCCGTAAACGCAGTCTCTCTATCTAAAAATTTGAATTGTGCGTTTGAAATTTCGAAATTTTCAGCCAAGTAATCAATTACTTCCATTACTTGAAACGGAGCACAGCTATATAAATCAAACTGCATAATGCTTGGATATGGCGCTGGCATATTCCATATGTGCATTGCACAATGACTTGTTGTCAAAATGACAGTACTTGTTATCCCTTCATTGCCTTCATCATAACAGTATGCACTAACAGGGTCAAGCATAACTTTCATTCTAACATGTTCAACCATGCCTCGCATGATTTCATTTACCTTATCGCAATCATTGGGGTCAGGTGGGTTGTTAATCTCTGCTCTAATTAATAAGTGCAGATGCGCAGATGGTTTCAATGTTTGAAATTCTCCTTATCAAATACCAGGTATCTGTGTAACAGTTATATTATTACTGACAATTAGAATGTTTGCAACTACATCTATGCCTTGCGCTGTAACATTTTCAATTATTGCAGGATTGCAGAATGTGGCTTGTCCGCTATATTGAAAAACACTTGGATTAAAAACTTTTCTATTGCTTGACCAAGTGTTTGTCATACCTCTGGCTACCCAACGTTGTATAGCAGCAGTGCCTGTAAAAGTTGCACCGTAATCTGGTTCAGTTGGTAAGGCGGCTGTGTATAACTGACTGTAACATTCATAGCCAACTGTCCACGTTATAGAATTTAACGCAGCATTAGCGATATTTCCAACTCTAACAATGTTATCATATTTGTTCGGAGTAGCTGTGCTTTCCAGCTGATTTACTACCTGGAACCATCTCATGTTTGCTCTTTCTTTTTCTTCGCTCAGAGCAATGTTGCTTGGGTAGCCTGTATAAACGCCTGGTGTAAAACCAATATTTGTTGCAGCATTTCCACCATTTATTACCCATGGTTGTGTCCAGCCCGCGCTTTCCAATTGAATATATGGACCAGCAATTTCAGCTGCTACACCTGTTGAAGGAGTGTAATTATTAATTTGGCTTACAGCACTTTGAATGTTACCTGCAGTAAAGGTAATAGTAACGTTGTTGATAGACAGTGTTGAATGAGTTGTTACATCAGAAAATGCAGACGGTGCAACTTGGCTAAAGGCATTCTTGAATTGTCCAGCAGGATAATAACCTGGATTATTCAATCCAAGCGTTGCAAGTGCTGTAGCGTTACCTTCTTCAATATAAAATGGAGTACCTTCATAACCCGGCGCATTTTGTAAAGTAATGTAGTCTGAAGCTACACTCTGGCCAGCATAAACTCCTGTAAACTTTGTCAACAGATTTATTTTGTCAATTGCTGTTGACAACGTATCAGTGGAAGAAAATGTAACAGTATAGTTGTTAATTATTATTGTAGATCCATCTGTAAAAGGACTTCCAGTGACAGGTGATCCTCCTGTGGTTCTGATCCAACTTTGGATTTGCCAGCTGGTTTCACTGTCTAATCCACCGCCTCTATTACCTGAGAGGCTTGAGTAATCGGTAGGAGTTGTGTTGTTCCACGTTATTTGGTAATAAGTTGGATTGAATGAGTAATTGGCCATGAATTATCCTCTGTATACAAATGTACTTTATTTATTATACATACCGTTGATTGATAATTATTGATTTAGAATCAACCTATCCAAAAGAGGGTTTGACCTAATTTGATCTTTCTATGCCTAATAGCCCAAACTTCAGATACTGATGTGCTGCTGAAATAGATAGCTCCCTTAGCAGGATCTGACAATCTACCTTTGTATACTGCAACAGCAATCTGTTGCATTTTTTGCCAGGCATCGTCTTCACGTTCCCATCTAGAGCCAAACCTATAGCCCACCCAACTGAATTGGTGCCTTTTTCTGCCATTATGCCAATCATATTGAAAGACATTGCTACAAATGTCGTCACCAAAATCCTGTTGTCCAATTCGGTTTATTGGTACATATGCAACTGCTACCTGTTCTTTAGATGTTCCGCCTCGTGCCTCAAAATATAAAGTCCAGGCTAGGCATTCAACTTCTTGCCTTTTGTGTATATTAAGATTTTCTACGTCAGGAATAGAGAGGGGCAAATGTTTTCGTAATGTTGGAATACTACTGAAGTCAGTTTTGATTTTTTGATTTGCGGTATTACCAATAGTTAAATCTGTTAACCTAATATCTTTAGAATGAGATTCATCTGAGAATTCAACTTTTTGTTCTTTGAGATTTACAATATATAGGTCATTTTGTTCAGGTGGATGATATACCGCAAGTTCTAAGTTTGCAGTTTGAGGTACAGGCGAAGCAGGTGTGTTAGACACTGCTGTTTCCCTTGTTGAATAAAGCCAATTATTGCTTTCATATTGCGTAAAAGTAAAAAACAATAGTAAACACATGGCGATTGGTCGTCGTGGCATCAAGCTCAGTTCTCCTATAATTATGTTAAGATGGGTTGAGAAAGATAAGTGAAAGAATCTCAAACCATTGATAGATAACAAGTAAGAATCTATCGGACATTATGTCACACAGCTGTTGCTGCTAAAAATATTTAAGTGTACTAAACGTAATATAAACACACTATATGTATGGGGAGAATTCCCCATATGCTAGATCTTTCCTTCCAGCTTATACTATATATGACACGACGAAAGAAAATGCAAGTTTTTATAGACGATGATTTTGAGCCAAAGATATAATACAATATGGAAGATAATATAGTTTCAACGCTTGAAGCCTGTGAAATTTTAACACAGCAAATAGAACAACATACTAGCAGAACTTAACTTACATTGTGAAGAAGCTGCCAAATTTGGCATGTATGTCCAAATTTCAAAAACAGAAAAAATAGTTGATAATAAGAATATACCTTCCTTTATTCTAAATCAAGCTTCTTATAATGTTGTTTTTGCTAAAACCTAAATCTATAATATATCTATGGATGTAATCTTATTAAATGGTGGAATAGCTTATAGGCCAATTCTAATGCGCTCAATTGGTCCGTATAAAATTGCACATTGGTTACGAAAATATGGGTATCAGTGTCAGGTGATTGATCATGTGCTGTATTTCAATGCAGATCAGTTATATACAACACTCAAAAAGTTTATTACACCTGATACTAAAATCATTGGTTTAAGCACTACATTTATTTGCAACAATGCATATAAGCACTCCGACGGGCGCATCAAACGAATTCCAGAATTTGTATTGAATGTATTGTCTCAAATTAAGTTAGAACATCCGTCAATACGTTTTGTTATGGGCGGATATATAAGTGATCGGCTTCCAAACTGGGATGTGTTTGATGTTACTATAATGAGTTATCTGTCAGCGCCTGAAGAAATTTTTCTAGAATATCTAGATTGGTTATCAGGCAGAGGGACAGAGCCTGTATTTGAGAAAAAGCGAAACAGTATAGGAACAGGTTTTGAGGATAAAATTATCTATTCTGCTGCTAGAAATCCAAAATACAATATAGAAACAGATGATTTTAAGTTTATACCGACTGATGTCATTCTGCCAAACGAACCATTGCCATTAGATGTAAGTCGCGGCTGCATTTTTACCTGTCGTTTTTGTCAATACCCGCACCTTGGCAAGCATAAACTTGATTATGTTAGGGCTATGGAACATATTTCTGCAGAATTATCTTACAACTTTGCTACTTTTGGATCTACTTCTTATTATATTATAGATGATACTTTTAATGACACAGAATGGAAACTCAGGTCATTCCATAGTGCTGTTTCAAAATTACCATTTAAGATCCGTTTTAGTGCATATTTGAGAGCAGACTTATTAAATCATTTTGATGAAACCCCTTACATTTTAAAAGAATCTGGCTTAGTAGGCGCATACCACGGTTTGGAAAGCTTGCATAAAGACGCAAGTAAAATAATTGGAAAAGGCTGGAATGGAAATTATGCAAGGGAATATATACCTTACCTTTTCCACAATATATGGAATAAAAGTGTTGCGCAACATTGCAATTTTATTGTAGGTCTACCGTATGAAAAAGAAACTGATGTATACGGTACAGTTAATTGGTTTATAGAAAATAATTTACATTCTATAGGATTTGATCTTCTTGGCTTGTATGGAGTAGATAACAGCGCAAGTCCAAATAGTATTTTTAGTGAATTTGATAAGAATCCACAAAAATATGGTTTCAGTTTTGAGGCTGATCCAATAAATTTCAATGGTACAACTATGAACTGGAAAAATTGTACATGGACAGTAGGCGAGGCCTATCGGGTAACACAATTGGCTACAAAAATGACTAGAGAATTTTCAAAAACCAGAATGTGGTCTATACTCGCTCTATTATGGCAAGGATATGACTTAACTTATCTTATGACCACACCTCAAGAGCAGCTTTCATGGGATGATATAAAAGCATCAACATTGACATCATTTGATGTATACTTTAATAAACTAATGCTATTATAAAAAGAGCCAAACATGACAACAAAAGCAAATCATACTGAGAATTTTGAGCTATCAAACGAAGATAAGGAAGTTTGGAGTACATTTGTGCAACAGAGTTTGAAAAGTTCTAGCAGATTCTATATTCCTGACAAAGGGCTTGATCAGAGTCTACGCTATAAACTTGATTTACACGGTTGCACTGTACAACAAGCTTTTGTAAAAACTAGAAATTTTCTAGAAGAACATTGGGCAGTAGGATCAAAATATGCAATTATAATTACAGGCAAAAGCGGTAAAATAGCAGATGAGTTCAAGTTTTGGATTGACAATTTAGGATTTGTAAAATCATGTATACCATTAACTGATACATCTGGAACCCACGGCGCGTATAAGATCACCTTTTACAGAAAATAATTTCTTTTTGCATAGCTGGTATGCGGAATTTTATGTTGCAGTGCAGCATAAATACTTTATATTTAAGATATAAGGAGACCAGAAATGTGTTTTAACAGAATAGTTAATTTACTTAGATCGTGGTGGCAAAGATTTACTATGAGTCCAACTGAACGTTGGTTAAGTCAAAGCAGCGATGTCGTCGAGTTAGAGAGCAGACTTCGACAACTTTGGGGCTACAGTAATCAAAAATTTACTTACTAATTTTAAACTACAAAAGGAGAAACCAAAATGTACGACAACACAATGATTAAGGACGCAAATCAGGCTGTTTTTGATTATGCTACCACTGCTACTCGTCAAACAATTGAGCTGCAAACAGCTCTTTTCAAAGACTTTGTAGCTTTGAACAAGAAACTAATGGACCTCAGCCCAGCTAAAGAATGGGCCAATGTGTTTACTTCTCAACTATCAAAGAAGTAAAAATAAAATAGGGTTAACGCACTGTTGTTAACCCTATTTTTCTGACTAAAATTAACTTTTAAACTAGGTACCGTATTCTTCTTCTTCCTCGCCGGGTAGGTACCAACGATTTTTTTCATGATTCCAATGCCGTCCGTCATACAATTGGATATTGAAAAATAATCCTAATATAGTGATTTCAAATCTAGGGCCTGCATGGTCATGTCCGCGCCAGTGAGTTTGAACGTGTAGTTCAAATATAGTTTGCCAATCAAACCATGTCAGTTGTACCTCGCAATTTTTGTTTTTGGAAACGGACCAATCCTTACAGAAAAAATCCATTTGTTCTGAACGCGATTTAGCCCAAGGATTTTCGACCCTTAGTGTAAAATGTAACATTTTGCTGTTCCTTATAAGATAATTGTTTTTTCGTGTCCAACTGTGATTGTTGGATCAATCCAAATCTTGTGACCTAGTTCTTGTGCAGTCCAACAAAAACCGACGTCTTCTGCGCAGAAATCGTGAAAATTATTGCTTGTTACCCATTTTGGCTGAAACCATGGATATTCCATACTTTCTAGTATGCCGTGCTGCATGCATAAAAATCCAAAACCGGTGTAGCTTACAGGAAAAATTTGATTTTTTCCTGCTAAATCTTCTTTGGTAAGAAACTGGAATACGCCGTTAGTAGCTAGATGTTTGAAGTCTAAATGTTCCACTATGGGATATTGCGTAGTTGATTCCATTAGATATGTACCAGCTATAATTGGTTTGTCGCTTGCTATCAACGAAAGAACATTATGCGGCTGCCAGACAATATCGTTATCTATCCATATAATTTTATCATAGGGAATTTGCCCTTGCCACGGTTTTTGGTATCTGCCATTTCGGTTGTCTCCTCCTAGTATTTTATTTCTTGTATAGTATACCACAGGATCATATGCAATAGAATATGCGTATTGAATTTGATTTTGTTGTAGTAATGCTATGGTTTGATTCCAGGAATTGAAAAAATTGCTACTAAAATTTTTTCCTGGTAGGCAAAAAACGATTTTCATATACTTTATCCTAATTTTTTTCTAGCCATTAAATCGTGTTCGTGTCTTCACCATTTCATATTGCATGTAATAGGATTAAGGTTCCAAGACCAAGAGGTCATATGGTGTTGGTGCATTGATAGTTGTGCACACCAGCCCCGTCTTACAAAGCCTCTACTGTCAATTACCAACGTATCAATGCCTGCATAACAATCCCAGTTGGTAAATTCTCTTAAGCTGTCGTTCTCACTTAGATTAATATCAGCGTATTTGATCTGATCAACTGCTTGAATAACATTATTCTCATCCTTAGTTGTTATAAGATATGCAGTGTTGTCATGCGTTGAACGCAAGTTTTCTTTAATTTCTTCAGTATATTCTTTTTTCAGTTTTACAGGTTCTACGGGGTTTGAGAAAACAACCTGTTGACCAACATTGATGTTGGTTTTTTTGGAAAACCACTCAATATCTTTTATTTGTTCATCATAACGATCTGGTAGCATTGGGACTGTAATATTGATATCCCGCACAACGTCTCGTATTGCGCAAATTTTGTCCGCTAGTTCCGGAAGCGATGTGTACTCGTAATGAACAGTGCCGGAAATATGCTTTATAACATTACCATGCTCTTCGAACCATTCAAGTGGAGCTGTGAGATTGGTACTAACTGTACACCCTGCTATTCTGTTGTTTAGCAAACGCAATAAGTTTCCAAACCACGGAACCAGTGTTGGTTCTCCTGAACCTCCAAATCCTATATATAAACTTTTGCCGATTAAATCGTAATAATCACACATTCTATCGGCAAAAATTTCTACTTGATCCCAGTTGCCATTAGAAAAATGGCCATTTTTAAAAACATCTGGACAGTATGAACAGTTTTGATTACACTCGTTGCCTAGATCCCAAGATACCTGTACAATTTTATTATCCCATCTTGAATGCATAAATGTTTTGACCATAATCAATAATAGCTAAAAATTGTAATAACAGCGACTTTCCATTAGATATAAATATGATAATGAGAGCAGCAATGTTTATTATTTTGATAAGTAGTCTTGCAGGATGTGCTCCTAAATTCAATCAATATAATTATGACAGAATGGTAAACATTGCAGTTATTTCTCGAGATTCGGATAGTGTATGCCAAAATAGAGATTCCATGCTAAAAAGTTTTGGCATATTACGCAGAGAAGCGATATATGCTATAGAAGACTCTGAAGGTCGTAGCGACACTGATGTAGCACAAATGATGAAAAATCAACTGGACGAAATAGATAGATTTTTAGACATGTTGAAAAAGCAGACACCGAGTCCATTTTATTGTAAATTAAAAACGAAAAATATCTACGAAACTGCTAAAATTATTACCAGAGCTGAAGGGAATAAGTTGAAAATACTATGAGTCAGATAATGAACAATTTAAATTTTCTAGCTACAAATGCTTCTCAAATTGTTGCAAGAAACGCTATGCAAGCTCTCCAGTATCAGCAGGCATTAGAACAACAGCAAATATCACAGTTTGAATATTTGGATTTAATGCAGGATCTTGCTGCTATGGTCCGTGTTGCAGAAGCAGAGGACGATCTGAATAACAAAATATTGTTAGAACAATGCATTTCGGCAGCTATAACCGTAGCAGGTGTTCTTTAAATCTACCAGTCTTTGTCAGACATTTCATCGAACGTAAGCAGATACTCTACAAGATCTTGTTGATTTTCAAAATAAAGGCCGCCGTTGTATATTTTTAACTGACCTAGTCTATGTGACCACCATTCTTTGAATTCAGCAGACATTGGATTTAATTTAAGGTCGTAACAATATACTCCCTTACGTATAGACGCAGAATACCAATTATCATTTATTTTCTCCATGGAAACTTTCCGTTATATCTTTCATTCATGATTTTGTTGCCATTTACGAAAAATTCTGCATTTACAGAATTTGTATTGCCGTCGAGTCTGTAACATACAGTTGAATGCCCTGTGCACTCAAACACTGGAAAATGTTTTGAAATCGCTGAATAAAATCTACGGTCGCCGCCCCAACCACTGTACCACGCTGGTGCAATTTGAACTATAACATCACGACTGATACAATACGTAGAAGTATCAACTAAAAAGTGTTGATCACTCAAATAGAGTGGCCATTTTCCTAAACTTTCACAGTTATCATCGCAAATGTATGTGCCATTTAGGTCATGAATTTTACGTAAACTGTAGCACCATTGTAGTTTACTAGATTCACAGGTGTCCAGCATGTATTCAACATGCGTAGGTTCGTACCAGTTGTCTTGGTCTAGGTATAAAATGTAATCGTGGTTAATTAGATAACTTACTGCTGCATATATTCTATGTCCATACCAGCCATTAGCGCCTGTGTTAGCTGGTAATTGTAAGACTTTTATCGTAGGAAATTTTGACAAGATTGTTGTAGCTGCTGCTGAAAATTGCGGGCCATCTATTACCGCCCATACTTCGCAATTTTCATAAGTTTGATTTATAGCGCTATTACATGCATCAGCTAATGTATGGGCACCGGTAGTAGGTATGACAATTACTGCAGACTTGTTATTCATACCATATTGTAAAGAGCATTACAGAATTAATCAAAAATACAATTTTAGGTTTTTTGAATTAGCACACGTCTACCAATTTTATTAAATGTCATTCCTTTGACGACCAATTGATTTCTATTGTCTAAATCGGCAGACATTAGCCCTGCTGCAAATTGTTCAATTTGACCAATGCTAAAACTGTAGGTATTTTCCAAACTTAGCAAATAGAGCAGCAGATTTTTAATACGCAAGTATCCAATTTCTTGAAGACTATGCCAGTCTAAAACACCATCTGATAAGGTAACTTTTTTAAGATCAATTTCTGCCAATTGATTAGTTAACTGCCAAGCTTCATCAAGATGATTGATGCTCTTAAGAACATTTACATCCGCGATGCCAAATCTTTCATCAATTTTTGGCCATACTACATTCCTAATGTAGTTTCTGTCATATTTGTTATCGCTGTTACTAGAATCCAGCACAAAAGGCACGCTATGATGCTCGGCATAGATTTCAATATCTGTCCTAGTAATATTTAACATAGGGCGAATAATTGAAACGCTAGCGTTGTACCAACAAGGACTGATTGCATTCATGCTTTTTAGACCTCGAAGTCCGCTGCCTCTAAACAATTTTAGGAGGAAATTCTCACACTGATCGTTGGCATGATGTGCAAGTAGAATGCAATCTGCTCCTGTATCACAAAATGCTTTGTAACGTGCTTTGCGTGCTGCGTATTCTAGATTGTTTCCAAGGCCGTCTAAACACACAGAAACACCAATAAATGGCAGGTTATATTCGTGACACTGCGATTTAACAAACTCATGCCATGCAAGGCTATCGCTTTGAATGTTATGGTTAACATGCACTACCGAAATTTCACAAGGCCAGGCTTTTTTATTGGTTGCCAGCCAATGCAATAGTACCATGCTATCAACTCCGCCGCTAACTCCTACAATAGGTTTTTTGAACCCTGTAAGAATCTGCGATACTCGTTGAACATCAAGTAGATCCATTTCGTTCTCCATGTTTGAGCATAGCATGCAACTAGAACATAGTCAATACTTTATAGACTAATGTAAACTAGATTTAGTTCACAGTAACTTGGCTTTGGCTGCATCTACAAATTCTTTTAATAGTTCGGCAGACTTGTCATGATTAAGCATCTGCTGAACGCCCCAGTGCAATGGAGATGGTAAATTATCAAGATCACACCATGTATAATTCGAGCATTCATAATTAAGAGCTGGTTTAAACTCATTTTTTACAATGGATGCAAAGGTGTAATATTTAAAGCGCGGGGCATGAGATTCATTTGTGTAGATTAATTTTAGATTCTGTTCGTTAAGATGATGACCAATTTCTTCCATAGCCTCTCTTATAGCAGCATCGGCAGGAGTTTCATCTTTGTCAACCACACCGCCTGGCAAACTCCATGTTAGAGGTAAAGGAACATATTCACTGCGTTGTATCATTAAAAATTTATTTGTATCTAAGCTGTAAATAAGGCAACCTGCGCCTAGCTTAGCTTTTGCTTGTAAATCTTTTACTTTCATGGAATATTTATCGTTCAATTTTTGGTAATTTTTTGAGAGCTGTAACTTCTTGCCTGTATATTGCACGAATACGTGCTGGATCTGCTAGTATTTGGGTGAAATTTGCAATGGCTTTTTTGAGTTCTGCTATACGATCAACAACATCATCATAAGCATCTTTAGCCCATCTGTACGAAGGTAAGGATGCTAGTCTATCAAGCTGCTCATTGTCTAACGGAATTGCTGCGGTAATAGTTTTTATCTTGTCAACTATACTGGATTTGTCCTGCGCTTGTGTTAGAAAGGTAGGTAATTTTTTTTCGTAACAGATTTTAAGAGCTTCGTTCCAATTTAGTTGATAAGTTGTGTCGTCTATTAGTTTTTGATATCTAATAGCATAAAATTTCAATCGCCATTCTACGAAGTCTTTTATAAGATTTTCAGCTGTATCGTATTGTTTGATGTTATTTCCGTCGTAATCTAACACTACCAATCGTTCAGTGGTTTTGCTTTTAAGTTTCAAAAAATCAATGGCTTTGGTTTCAGTCCAGCTGGCAATCGATCCGCGTTTAAATCTTATTTCTAAATTGATATCTTTGGTGCTGCGATCTATGTAGGTTTGGATTAGTTCATCATCCTCCATCTTATTCAATCTTGCTTTGAATTTTTCCAATGATAAATCTGGCGGTAGTTCCTTTACAAAAATACTACTACCATCAATCTTGACCTTGCCGGTGAACTCATAGCTGTTATTTCCAAGATGTACAACATGACAGTCTAAAAAATCATATCTAGGTAAAAGTTCGGGCAACTTCTTTTTGTCTATGGCAGCAAGTGTTGCAGAAATAATATCATCAAAATTGCGCGGTAAAATCTCTGTGCTCCACCCTACAGCGATTCCGGAAACACCATTTAACAGAACTAACGGAATTAATGGAAGGAAGTGCCTAGGTTCATGAACAGATCCGTCATAATTTTCCTTAAGAGGAATTATATCATAATCTTCATATATTAATGATTCGGTATAGGTATTTTTTTTAACATAGGTATATCGCGGAGCACCCCAGTCAGTAGGACCTACCCTTGTTCCAAATGCGCCTATACCGGATAACAATGGAATGTTGTTGCAATATGGTGCAGCCATTAGAGATATCGTGTCGCATGCAGCAGCATCACCATGCAAATAAATGTTTTCACTAATAAGTCTACCAGCCAATGAAATTGTTTTGATTTTTTCATTTTGTGTCTTCATGACAAATAGTGCCTTACGTTGTGCATCTTTTAGACCATCGCTAACAGACGGAATGCCTCGGCTTTGGCAAACGTAGATTGAGTATTCCCTGCTTGAATCTTTAATAAATGTAGTTGTATCCACCATTAATCACCTTTATTTTCGTATTGACTGAGTATAAAATGGCAATAATCATTTTGTGAACAAAATGATGCATACCAGGTCACGGTTCTGTAGCTATCTTCTATATCGTAATATTTGTAATATTTTACTGTGTTTGAATATGTATTTGTACACCATTCCACAATTATTCCACAGTGTTTTTGTAAAAGAATATCTTCTATAAGATCTCTCAGATCGGCATCAAGAGACATTTTAGTTTGACCAATTTTCACAGAGAAGTTAGGTAGTGTAATGTCATTTTGCATGAGCTAACTTACATTATGCCAAAAAAAGAAGTCAATTATCATATACAAACCAAGGACCAAGTTGCCACAGGACCTATGAAAATTCATCATATGTTAAAAATGAGAATTCAACTTCGAAGCATGTGGGTCCAATATGGGTTATATCTGCTATGATTCTGTGTTCGTCCCAATCGCTAAGATTATTTTTACACCAATTGACCAATTCTATATTGGCACCAATCCAATAGCACTTCAATAAGTTAAATCGGTTTTCATAATCTAAATTGAAAGTTCGAGCACCAATTACTATTCGCTTTTGCATCTTATAAGGCTACCCACGCTTTGCGATCGTCTGCTCGGGAACTATTAAAAATAAGATCCAGTGCTTCAGATAATTTACCATCATCTAAAAGTGGTACAAGTTTTGGATTAGAAAGACTATGAGTCCAATCTGCCTCTTCTAAACTGCCTAACCCTTTTGCTCTAGTTGGCTTTGGAGCTCCTTTCCAATCTTCTGCATTATAATTTTTATAGTCATCGGCATACCAGTAAAAACGTTTTTTGCCTTTTTCCTGTATAATAAAAGGAGTTTGAAACACATAAAATACTGGCGCCAGTTTTGGATCAAACAACTCAGGCCAATGTAGATAGAAAAAATTGACCAATAAAGCAGTAATATTAGCACCGTCAGGATCTTGATCTGCTGCCAAGTAAACTTTTCCGTATCTCATATTAGATCTTACAGCTTTTTGTCCTAGTCCAATGCCTAATGCTGTCATAATATCTGCTATAGTTTGGTTTTCAATAATAGTTTTGGCTGCTTCGCCTCTAACATTCATAATCTTACCTCTGAGAGGCAACGCTCCGTGTATTTCAGGATTGCGTACAGCTGCTACCATGCTTTTTGCGCTATTATGACTGAGCAGTCCGTTTGATAACACAAATGTTTCGTCATCCAAAACTTGTATATCATACATGTTTGTTTTTCCTATAGGAGAGATATCTATTATCTCTTCCATTAAAAACAAACTTTCATTTATATTCATTGTTGTGCCTTACTTAATATATTAGATATTGTAGTCTTATAATCATTTGGATCCATTATAATGGATCCAAATAAGTGTTCTTTTTTTAGCATATGTTCTTTATAAGTATGAGAATCACCGCCGGCAATTTCAACATATATATTTTGATGAATAAACCATATATCATAAAATAATTCACTATTGGGATATCTCTGGTTGAAGACAAAATCTTCTGTCTCCTTTAAGCCAATTTTACACAAGTAATCGTATATCCAAATTTCATAGAAACTCTTCAAAATAGTTCCGCAGTCTGTGTAAGAATAACAACTATAATTATTGCGAAATATTTTCCTTTTATTTGTCCTATAATTAGGTAATATTTTTGCAATATATTCTTCGATATCGTAAAGCGATAACTCAAAAAACTCTTTTGCAACATCATAAAATTTATAAAATCTCAATTCTTTTTCTAAATTATACATATGATATTGATATAGCGGATTACGCTGGACAATGTTGGTAACTTTTTTTATAAAACCAGAAATCAAATCATTTGAATCTGTATTTTCTACATGGTTGATATGCACCTTAAGATAATTTGTTGTTCCCTGTATCTTACCAAATTTTTTGATAAATGTTGCCAGACTTAAATTAGTATTCTCTTTCCATTGATTATATTTTGCTGTACCAATTTCTACACCGTATTTGTCTATAAGGGCAGATAATGTAATCGCTTTACGTTTTTGTATGTCTTTCCATTCATCTCCCCTGTTTTTTTCTACATACCCTTGATAACTTCTAGAATGATTGGCTTTCCTTATCCATTCCTGGCGATCTTTCTTATTTTTTTTAAACCAGTCAGGTGATCTACTTTGAGATAGCTTATAATCCTCTATTGACTGATGATTAATTTTATAAAATGGGCTGCTGTTTCTTGTGTGTATTTTCTTTAAAGCCTCCGATTCGCTTAATCCATATGCTTTGCTGATAAATTCTACACTGTTTTTGTTGAGTTTTTTTCCCAAGCACTGATGTTTTGAAAAACACAGGTATAATGCGGTATGTCGCCTACGAACACCTGTTGGAATAATATTGGTATCATTGACTGTATGTTCTATACCACATATATCGTGGTTATAATCGCCACACCATGCGCATCGCAATTTATTGTGTTCGATATTCCATAATTCAAGGTATTTGAATATTGATATTTTGTTTTTGGTTAAGGTTGCTCTCAAACGAAAACTTCTGTCATGGTCTGTATCTTTTGATCGAAACTTAATACCAGTTTTTTCACATTTAAATTCTTTTAGCACGATATCACCTTCTGTAAGATATATTTATTTATCATAGAGGGCGATACTTACTGTAAATTATGTGCCATTAATAAATGGATATCAATGTCTAGATTTTTAGCAGCGACCTTTTCAATAGTAGCAGTGCATATATTTAAAACAGAGAATAAATGATTCTCGGACGTTATACATGTTTGATTAATTACACCATTTGTAAAAGAAATTGATTTATTAAATTTTTTATCATCAAAATCATTAACAGAAATGATCTCAAAAAATGTAGAATCCATATTAATTATAGAGGAAAACAGTTTATGTTTAGACTTGTCTAAATCTTTTCCTTTTACAATTTCATATTGGTTTAGTTGTATGTTATAAACAGGTATTTTATGCTCAAGACTTATTTTTAATATTTTTCCAGATGACGTTGTAATGGTAATTCCATCTGTTATTTTTGCCTGTTTATTACATACTGGTTTAATTCTGCCTTTATGCGTTAAAACTAAATCACCTAGTTGGATGTCTTTAATTTTTTTTCTACTAAATTTTCCATCTTCGAATATTGCGATTTCTGTATCTTCTGCTACACAGTCACCTTCACAAATTAACAGGATGCATTTGGTTCGTTCTTTTGATGTTGCATCTAATAACTTAGGAACTTTGTTTCTAAGTAGTTTTCTGTTGGCCTTGGCAACGTCAGCGTCATCCTTCTTTTGAGTACGTGCTGCACATCTAGCATATACTGTGTCTATCCATTCTTTATTATGCTTTATTATGTCTTTGAAAGTAATGTCATTTTCAAGTGTATTCTTAATATATTTGTCTACTTCGTCATTAATCAACCTTGTCTTGCTTTGGCTATCAAAATTAGGAGCATGCATTACCGTGGTATTGTAAATTAACAGTCCTTCGGCAATATCGCTTCGATTAGGAGTTAAACCTCGTTTAGAGCTTTCTCGTTCTAGAGCTTTTAAAATACCGCTGAAAAAAAGTCTCTTGAAAGTATCAATATGTTGACCACCATTAAATGCAGGAATGTCGTTTACTGTACTGTGTAAAAACTCTCCTTCGTCTGCAAAATTAGGTATTAGATAATAATTGCTAACAAATTTTTCTTGATTGATTGAAACAATAATGGGCTTCTTCTGAGAAAAAAATGTTTTATCAACTGATTTTGCAACAGTGATTTTTTGTCCATTAAATGTAAATTTGATATTGGGATGGTTAGCTGCTACCTCGTAAACTCTTGCATATACAAAATCGATCGGCAAGTGAGCTTTTGGAAAGACAGTAGAACTAAGCGTAAAAGCAGTTTCAGTTCCAGATTTCATAGAACTTTTAAAAATTCTAGGTTCGCTGATATCTAAGTCTGGTAATAGATCTGTCCCTTCTTTAAAAGTCTGTTGAAATCTTTTACCATCTCTCTTGATATCAATTGAAAATTCTTTTGAACAACTTACTACTACAGAAGCGCCAATGCCATTGGTACCTCTAACTTCCTGTCGTTCGCCGAAGTTTCTCCCTGCACGAGCCTGCGTAAGTGCAATGGTCGCTTTATGCATGCGCTCATTTTCGTCCCAATCGATGGGAATACCTCTTCCATCGTCAGCAACACTAAAGGTAAGAGTTTTTGGATCGTATGTAACATCAATCTTGCTTCCGTGCCCGTGTCCTATAACTTCATCCAAACTATTGTCAAAAATTTCTCGTAAGGCACAGTAAACTGCAGGTGTCCAAGAAATTTCTTCGGCTATTAATTGATTATTTTTCCAGTTAATTACAGTTTGTGTATGTAGATTACGACTGCCTAGATACATTTCTGTTCGTAAACGATGATGAGCGTAATCGCTTAATTTAACAATTTCGTCTGTTGTTTTTTTAACCATTGTAAATTCCGTGATAGCGTTGTATAAGAATAAGCATAACTGAATACATTTTGCAGTCAATTATAAATGTAAACAGGGGGTTCTGACCCCCTGTTTGTTAGTTTTTTGATATAATTATACGCTTTTAACAATGCTTTACAACCAGAGATTCTAGCACCAGTGTGTTGATCCTGGCCGTTAGAAATAAAATACTAGGTTTTTATAAAAATATATTTAGTGTTTAGTTAAAATAGTTATCGTATTATTTATTGGTGTTGTAGTTTTATGCACAGGATTTTATTGTCCTGTGCATAATGCTATTTATGCTCGTTTGCTTACAAATTCGTTTAGCTTGCTTGCAAGTTCAGTAATAGCAGTGCTCGACGGCACCGCTGGGATTTCAGGATATTCGACAACCTGTTGATTATATTCTTGTATCATTTGGATATCACGTTTTTGACAATAAACACTATCAATAGCCTGTTTTTTACTATGCCAATCCTCCATAAGGATGTCCTTGGCCATCTTGAGCAGTTCTAGTCTAATCTCATACGCTTCCATTTTATTCTCCTGTGTGTTTGTGTGTGAGTGGGCTCACTTCTGTTCCAAGGTAGAACCCGCACCCGTTGAGGTTAGGCCGCTAGGCGGACATCCTCAAATGCAACGTTGTTATCGTTAGCATTTATTTTTTGTCTTGCGTTAAGGTAGCTTGCGCACCAACACCTACTTCAACCCTTAATGCTGCCAATCGAATCCTGCGTCACCCCCCTATGGTGGAAGTGCCGGGTGCTGCCCCCGGGTCTTGACGAACTTATTTGATTGCTATCAACAGTGTCAATTTTATTTATACAACCTATTGCACTGTATGTCAATACATTAGCCAATATAAAAGGCGCACTAGGCGCCTTTTATATGCTTTACCAATATCAAGAGTTGGTTTTAGGTTTGTTTGGCTTGTTAGCTGCCGGTGCAGGTGCAGGGGCAGGTGCGGGTGCTTTCTTGGCATTTGAATCCTTGACAGCCGGTTCAGCCGCAGGTGCAGTAGGCTTTTTAACAGACTTAGACTCTTCAGCAGGTGCCTGTGCTGTTTGAGTCTGTGCAATTGCTACAACAGGGGCCACTCCTATAGCAAGTGCTGTGCCAAATGCAGTCAAGTTACGTAAAAAGTTCTTCATATTTGTTTCTCCAGACGCTAGTGATTGGGTAGTCTTCTCTAGCAACACTATTAAGTATTATATTCTTAGCGAAACTTGTACAGATTTATGTTTAAAGTATGTTTTTATTTTAGGCATAACCGTGTGTGTGCTTGCCATGGCTGCTGTGTTTAACTCTGTCATCATGGTCAAATATTTTGAAATTATCGCACTCGTAGTTATTTGCAAAGAAAAGAGCATCTTCAAAAGTTTCAAATGTATGATCTAGATATTTTAGTACACCGTTTACCCAAGAATGAGTTCTCACCCTATGAAATTCGCCTGCCATGATTTAGCTCCTTTTTGTTATGACTTATTTAGTTTTTAAAATGTTCTACCCATGTTTTGCGTGTTTCATCTGTATATGATGTCAACATAAGTTGATTAAGCGCAACATTCATTTTTGAAAATTTCCAAGTTCGATGAAGTTTGCGATAAATGTCTTCACTGCTTGTTGGATTGGCCGAAAACCATTCAACACTCCACGGAATTTCAGTACTACTTACAACAGGGACACCTTGACTTATGTGATCTGCACCCACTATATTGAATGTTTCTGAAAAACTAACTTGCATTCCTATATCCATTTCCCTACACAATTTAAGAAATTCATCGCGTGGTCGCCACTGATGGTTTATCAACTCATGCCCTTTGTCTGCCATTTGTTGAAAAAGACCTTTTAGGTTATTCAAAACTGGCTCGCCTTTCATTTCAATACGTCCAGAATTAATATGAAAACGTAGTTTTTTGTCCAAAGAGTTGGCAAATTTTATTGCCGAAAGAGCTTGCACAAGGTGATTTTTTAATGGACGAATGGCACCGAAACAAGAAACGTTAATATAATCTGATTCCACTAAATTTTTTCTATTATCGTATTCCTGTGGATAGAAGTTAGGCATATAGATAACACGCTTATTTGTCTCGGCATCAGTCCAATTATACATATGCTGCAAATAAAATCTTGTTTCTTTTAACATACGCGGAGCATTGACGCCTATAATGATATTTGGAAAACGCACGTAATCGGCGATCCAATCTATAGCTATGCCTTCGCTTGCAATGAACGGCATTTCACTATGCAAGCGTATTATCCATGTTACAGAAGGGTGAAGTTTGGATAAAATTAAGAATTTTGTAGGAACGACCCATAACGCTTCAACTATTACATGTGTAGGCCTAAAAAGGGTAACTTCTCTGTCAATAGAATTATTATCTGGCACAACTACCAATTTACTTTCTACATTTGCTGTTTGCAGCATTTCGTTCATAAAATTTGCACTGTTGAAAAGTCCTGTACTTAAGCCAACGTAATTGTGCACAGTTGCTTTAAAATCTTCCCTGCGTTTTAAAATAAAAAGAACCTTTGCCATAAAATATCCTTGTTTGAACCAAGTCTATTTAAGGTTATCCAAAGCAAAGGTTTTTCAAATAGATAAAATATTTTTATGTTATTTTTTTGCGGCATTAAGACAAAGGTATTGCCAAACAAATGTTGCAGCAGCAAGTGATGTGATTTGTGAATGATCATATGCTGGATTTACTTCTACACAATCCATCCCAATCCAATTGATACTCTGCATCTCAGACTCGTCGAGCAGTTCGCTCAGCCATAGACTAGATAATCCGCCAATTTCCGGGGTACCAGTTCCAGGCGCATATGCAGGATCTAAACAATCAATGTCTAAAGTGAGATATGTTGGAAGATCACCAACTTTTGTTTTGATAATAGATGCCATTGCAGCAGTATCGTATTTCATAGCTTGTCTAGCAGATATTGTAGTACCACCGCGTTTTTGTAAAAGTTCGCGCGAGTCCTTATCTGCAGGACTACGTATTCCAATACTAATAGTATTGTCTACACTGATAAAATTATCTTCTATGGCATAGTATAACCAGGTTCCGTGACCGTGTAACTGACTGAAATGCATAGACCACGTATCACAATGTGCATCAAAATGAACAACGGCTACCTTTCCGTGTTGAACACAAATCATGCGTAAAATAGCATCTGTTATGCTATGATCACCACCTAAAGTAACCATATGTTTATTGTTACGTAGAAAACTATAATAATGTTCTTCTATGGTTTTAAGCGCAGAGTCTGTATTGCCGCTGGGTATAGCAATATCGCCTGCGTCTCCTACATAGCTGCTTAAATCAACTGGATACTTTTCATGTACCCCGTCGGTTAGCATCATACTAGCATCTCTGATGGCATTTGGCCCCATTCTAGTACCACTACGAAAGGTTGTAGCACAATCCACAGGAGCACCTAATATTACAAATTCTTGGCCGTTATAGGGTGGAACTCCGCAAAAATTGCGTGTGGTACCATATTGAAATGGCATATGCATCATAAAATAAGACCGCTTGACGGAATGGCTATACCCGATGTTTGAGAAATGTAGTTTTTTGTGGCATCGGCGTTTGCTTTTACCATGCATACCACATGGTTCTGGGCTATCGGAAATTTAACTGACGAGTTGGCACTCATTATCCAAAAAGGAGCCATTTGGACACCTGGCTGGCCGGTACGCGGATCTTGACTAAGAATCATTAACATCGGCTTGGTAACAACAGTCATAGACCCTTGCTGTTCAGTGTATTTTGCAATAATCTCGTCGCCATTACTTAGCTTTATACTAACAATATCACCAAGATTAGGTGAGTTTTCAATTAACATTATAATTATCCTTATGCTACAATTCTTATTGTAGCATAAGGATGCAAATATATCAAGATTTATATTATCTAGGTATATTAAAATTACTACTTTTTGAACCAAAATTAGTTAAAATGTTATAATTATCAAGTTCTGCAGGAACAGACCATCCACGTCTAATGGCAAATATTACTTCTGTTGACCAGTATGTCGCGCTTACTGTGTCTCCCTGATTACCTCCTAGAACAATATGTCTTCCATCTGGTGCTATGCCCCATAGAAATGTAGCATGTGATTTATTTTGACCTGCTCCCGGATATTGCGGAATTACCATAACATCCCCTTGTCTCCATGATTTTTTATCATTTGGATCTATCGCCTGTTGATAATTCATATATGCACTGCCTAGAGGATTTACTTTATCACCGGATTTATACGGAAGCCCTGCCAATTTTAGCATATATGCCTGAAACGTTGCACACCATGCAGTATGGTTATCAGAAGTTCTAACAACGGTTGGGCTTTGACCTGTTGATGCTAACATAGCTTTTATATTTGGCGCATTTGGATCACTAGGCCATCCTCCATGAAACATGCCTTCAGATGCACATCGTTTAAGATTGCCTATCAGCGTTGTATATCCTCCTTGTCCAGCCGCAGCAGGGTCCGAAACCCACCCGGTTGTTGCAAGGGATTGCGGTCCGACAAGTTGTCCAGGAGCAGCAGTTGGATCTGGTGCCTGTCCAACACTGGTGGTTATCACTGTGCCATCCGGAAGGGTAGCAGTCTGTGGCGCAGCAGTTTGGGATATCAGTGCCATCTGCTCTGAAGTCATCACATACGGAGGATCTGGCACATTTGGTATGGTTGTTATTGGGCTGAGTTGAGGAACCGCCGGTTGCCAAAGTGCAACCGGCACTTGGTTCACAAATACACTTGGGCTGTACCAAACATCTTGACCAACAAAACTGGGAGGATTTAAGGGCATTATAGGTTCTCCCTTGTATTTAGTTAGTTATTTTTTGCTAGGAATTCAACTAAATCAGTATACCCGCCTATGTGTTGTTCATCTAACCAAATCTGAGGAACAGTTTTAGCGGTAGGAAGTTTTTGAAGCAAATCATCACGTGTTATATAACTCTGATTTTTATAACCTTTTTCACCAAATCCTGGACTTATTAGATATTCATGATACTCAATCCCTTTATCATTCAATAGCTCTTTGGCTTTAGTGCAATAGGGGCAATTCAGTTTTGTATAAATTTCTGCTTTCATATTTTACCTTAACTATTTTGATGTTGTTTATATATTAATTTACCTTCTGAGGTTTGGTCAATCCATACACTTGAGTCAGGTGGAGTAACGCCTGCATATTGATAATGCCATGCCCATCGTGAATAATAATTAACTGTTGGGACACTAACATGTGCTATACTTGTTGTGTTACCTTTAATTGCAGTCCAGAAAATTCTATCACTCCACAATTTCAAATGTTCAGGCACAATCCAGTTGTGTAATAAATGCATTACATTTTTGGTTAAAAATAAACAGTTGGTGTCGCAAAATGTGTCGCCGTTACTTTCAACGGTGTCTACGTAGAGTAGTTTTCCATTGAGGTCACGAATATTTCTAGTAGCAGTTAAAACATCTCTATTGCCTAAATTATTAACCATTATCTCAATATGATTATCTTCATATGTGTTATCAGCGTCTAAAAATGCAATACAATCATAGTGTCTACTGAAGGCTGATAGTGCTCCAATGGCTCTAGGAGTTGCTCCTGCATCATTGTGACAATATGGTAAAATCAAATGTTCGCATGTTTGTAACTTTTCAACCATCGGGTGTGGGTCACCGTCGGCTACCATTATGTGTGTGATTTGCTCATATGTTTGATTTAGAACAGACTGATGACAACGAGATAAAATTTCAGCTTTTTCTTTGTAATAAGGTGTGATAACTGCTATTTTCATCAGATCTGTGGTAGCTCAGAATAATCTATTACCTCCGACATAATTCCTATTACATAGTTAGTGCTTTCGGTTTCCTGGAGAGCTGATTGCTTGTTGCTGGTGTTGCTGTGCTTATTGAACCAAGGTATTGGTGTGGTCTTTGGAGCAGGCAATGTGTACTTTATACCGATTTCCTTTAGTGCAGCAGCAGCAGTAAAATCCATAAAGTCCTTGAGTATTTGAGAATTAAGTCCGATTACAGGACCAAATTTGAACAAATAATCTGCCCAGTCTTTTTCTTCTTGTATAACATCCATGTAGATTTGATAAACTTCGGCTGTGCATTCTTGTTTGATTTCTGCAAAACGCGAGTCATCTTTTGCACACTGATTGATGAGGTATGCAGTCCAGTCTCTATGCAACAGCTCGTCTTGCAAAATAAGACTGATGATGTTACCGTTGCCAATGAAAATTTTGTTCTCTACCATTGCAAGACTGGTTGCAAACGATACCATAAATCGCAGTGCTTCGAGTGCATAGCTAGTATGTAATGCTAACCATATCGACTTAACATGGTCCTTTTCATCAACGTCAACACCAAGTTCTTTTTTGCAATTAATGACGTGCAGGTCGTCGTAGTATTTGCCAATCTGTGCAGCCATTTCAATGATTGGTGCTGTCTCGTGAATTTTATTAAATTCATCCTTTGGTACATTATAGATGTTTCTAATGATATGACTATAGCTTTTTGAATGTAGATTTGTTTCAAAGAAGCTCCAGTTGCTAACCAACGACTCAAGTTCTGGAATTGAAATAACAGGACCAAATACCTGTGCCGGTGCACGACCTTGCAAACTGTCTAATGCTGTTTGTCGAAGTAGATTGCTAGTAAAAATATGTCTAACAGTTTCGCTGGCATTTTTGAAATCGCCAGCGTCTTTGGTTAGGCTGATTTCTTCAGGAATCCAAAAAAATCCTCGTGCGTTCTCTTCGAACCTGGCTATCTTTGGATATCTAAATTCTTCAAATCGTTGAACTGTAACTGGCCCGGCAGGATCTAAAAACATTTTACGGGCGAGATAGTCTGTTTTTTTAGATAAATCGTATTGTGCGATCGCCATGATTGTATCTCTTTCTTAACTGTTATTTTGTTATTATTATTATAAAACGCAAGATTCGCAATGCTCTTCGTCATCGTAATTGATAGATTCAATCATAGCTGGAGTATTTTCTGCATCCATTTTACTACCTTGTTTTTCAAGAAGAGAGTAATATAGAGTTTTGAGACCCCATTTGTGAGCTAACATAAGATTCTTGGCAATTAAGGTGGTTGGTATTTTACGATCTGGAAAATGCCTTGGTGAATAAAATGTGTTTGTGCTGATAGATTGATCAATATATGCAGCCAATACGGCAGCAGTTTTTAAGTAGCCATCACAGTTTTTTTGATCCCACAGCAATTGATATTTGTTCTTTAATTTGTGATATTCTGGAACAACTTGAATAAAACTGCCTGCTTTTGATTCCTTAACACTGATTAAACTCATGGGCATTTCAATACCATTTGTGCTGTTGATAACAACACTTGAACTTTCTACAGGAGCTATTGCCATAAGTGTTGCGTTACGAACACCAAATTGTTTCATTTTTGAACGCAGTGATTCCCAGTCTAATTCAGGTGTAAAATCAGCAAGTTCATTAACTCCTGTTGCACGCAATTCCCAAGGGAAGATACCTTGACCGTAGCGTGTCTGGTTACTTTGTAAACAAGGACCACGTTCTTTGGCCAATTCAACTGTAGCTTCTGTGAGATAGTAGGCTTGATGTTCCATCCAAGTTTTTACTTCTTGTAGTGAATCTTTTTCACCATATTTCAAGTTGCGTTTTGCATGCCAATATGCAAGGTTTGTGACACCAATTCCAAGTGGTTGAATCTCATCATTACTAAGCTTGCTTTGTATGCTTAGGAAATCTTGATAATCAAGTATATTGCATAAGCTACGTTGTAGAATTCTGCAAGCACGTCGCATGTCTTCTGGGTTTCTAAATGCGCCCCAATTCACGCTGCCCAATGTGCAGAGACTCACACGACCTTCTACTTCATCAATTTCATAATATTCATATTCATCATCATCGACATCATCTGGTAGTTCATTTATTTCTTCATACAAATTATTCATTTTAACCGTCAACCCTCATTCTAATTGTTTCTCAATAGTTTACCATTCTTTACTAACAAATATCTACTCATACCAGTGGCAGCAATTGCTTCTCTGAGAGAATTATATACAGTGCCATTATATTTTATTTTTGGCTTTGCAATTTTCCTTCTTGCAATTTTAACTGCATCACTTGTTATCTTACTTTTTTCTTCTTTTGTCTTATAAACATAATCTTTTGGTTCATAAATCACATCTCTGTTATTAGTGATTTTTTTGCATTTGTAGCCTTTATAATGACCTCTGTTCCCTCTCGCAACTGCACTCATTGCACTGGCATTCAATTTATTATTTCGACAAAATTCAAGCATATTGGAGATAACTATTTCTTCACCAGTAGGGGTAATGATAGACCATATATCGCATATTTTTTCTTTTTGTCGGGATGACATTCGTATGCCTGCATTTCCTCCACCATCAAGACCATTTTCAATAATTAAATTGGCCCAAATTTTATTGCCATTTTGATCTCTAGCCCCAACAATGTCATTTTCTATAGAAAATTTAATTGCATAATTTTCAATTTCTTTTTTATTAGTGAATAATTGACACCATATTGTAGTTACATCATGACCATGTATTTTTAAATGTCGCATCCATACTGTCCCTGAACCTTTATATTTTATTGGATCTTTATTGATAGTTTTACAAAAATATTTTAAACCGGTTATATTATGACGTTTAATTATTAACCAGGTTGGTTTGAATTCATCCATTGATACATTCCAGTGTACATAATTTATGAACTATTTATGTACACTAGAATGAATGAATTAATTATTTAAGTTTTCTCATTTTAATAATATTGTTTGATTTATTTTTCTTAAATTCTTCAACATCTGTTTTTTTAACACGAACAATTTTTCTTTTATCATCTAAACGTTTGAATGGTTTTGTGGGAAGTAGAATTTCGCAACAAAGATTGCTTTGATAAATCGTATGATATTCTGGATCAAAAGGACCTTGTTCCTGCACATTATCAATGTATACTAGATAAATTCTTCCTGTATCTGTACGTTCTTTGAGAATTCCACCTTTGAATACTTCTTCTGCACTCATGGTTTTTGTACGCAAATCTGTGCGTTTTTCATACTTCACATATAATTCTTCAAATAATGCAGTGTTTTTGTAAAATGCTTCATACAAATCTGGGACTTCGTTTGGATCAAAGAAGGTAATATTTTCTTGGTTCTTAAATCTACGCCAAAAGAATGCATTAAGCACTACCCCATAATCCATGTGTCGGACTCGAGTTTCTTCAGTTCCTTGATTATTTTTGAGAACTATTAGGTCGTCAAATTGATGATGCCAAATTGGATAAAAAATTGTCGCACTATTGTGGGCCAATAATAATTTATCTGGTTCTATCCCTGCATAATAATTTTCATGTTCATCAATGCTAAAATCGGCATATTGAGTTGATACGTTAGGAGAAGTTACTTCTTTAACTTTATCTTTTTTGTTGATAACAGACACTACATAATCTGCTGTAGTAATATCACCACCCTTTACATATTTGATTTTTCCAAATTCATTGATTGCAGTAGGATGTGTGTCGCTCGTGATTAATTTAGCATCCGATGTTGATGTAATTTTTACTTGGTGTTCATGTGGAACTATCGGTCTCATGACATTTAATACTTTACGATATACATCCGTTTGTGTTTCAATATCACAAGATAGTACCAAATCTCCCAATTTTACTTCATCAATTTTAACTCTGTTCGATAAAAATTTCATTTATTCTGTCCTTCAAGTCGGATGATATTTCTTTGTCCTCTAATATTGTTTTATAACCAAGAACCTCTTCGATTGCAACAATACAATATTGACCTTTTCTGCAATTTTCTTTTTTTGGTATTAGTTGTAAATTTTGATAACTTCCTATAATTAATGGATGTATCTTGTTGACAAATCCGCCATATTTGGAAAATTTGTGATCAACAGCGTATCCATTCTTACCATAAATTATACCTAATTTGTTTTTTTCCGGATCGATGATATTTCCATATACAGCAATTGATATTTTGGTAGCTGTTCTTACTGCATCACAATAACTGTCGTAATTATCATAACTAAATTTCTTCAAAACAGGCCCGTGTTCTGTCCGACTATTTTTAAACCAACGAATTAATTTTGCCTCGTGTTTAACAGTAGATGCCCGAGATAAAAAAGTTTCTTGACGATTTTTAATTTTAGATTGGTATCCATTCCATTTGTCTTTGCCGATTGTTTCTCCAAACCTCGTTATATATGATTCCAATGAAGGGAGACGACCTATATCAGACCTATATTGTTGTGCTCGTATTTCAGCATCTTCTAACGAATACCCTTTAGATACCCAGTGATTTGAATTTGACGGGGTTGTTTTTTGTTTTTTTCGTGTTTTTCGTTTTTCATTAATTAAAAGAACTGCTTCTTCTTCAGTTTTACCCCGAGATATATAATATTCAATTGACCACGGGCTATTTTTTGCCCTATCTTTTCGAAGGTTTTTGTCGATTTTGTTAAACTCTTCGCCACACTTGAATTCTTTGAGATACTCATTTAAATTCATTCTGTTATGTCTCATAGTCAGATGTCGTTGTAACTGGCTCACGTTAGCCGAGCAAATTTTGCAAATATGCATCTCTTTCATCATCACTTCCCATATAGGCTAAAATAGTTAGCACATCAGTTATATTTATCACTTTGTCATCTTTTTTAATTATGTCACCTTGATAATAATTTTTGCCGTTAAATTCAAATCCAGTTAATTTGTCTACATATGAGTCTATGTGTACACATGCGTTCCTGATTCCACCTTGACTGTTGTGAGTCAAGACCATAGGACCATCACTGCTATTAGAAGCAAAAAATGTATGGGTGTCGTCTACTGTAATATCAATATAGCCTGGATCATTTTGTTGTTCAAAATCGGCAATTAGCAAGCGAGTAAATCCATTTTCAGTAAGAACGCGATCTTCATTTGTAAGATCCTTTGGCTTTTTTTGCAAGAACGATCCTGACTCATGTAGTACCATAATAGGGTGATTCACCGAGCAATTCAATGTCACACCATTTTCAAACTCTAATCGAACTTGGTCGTGTTGATTTACAGTAGTATCCCATTTATTGGTTACTGTTTTAAACACTATTTCGCCGTGCTCATTTTTAGTTTTAATTTTCATACCTGCGGTTAGATCTTTAATTTGAATCTTTTTAGTTTTTACCATTTTCGTGTTCTTCTCTAGTTAAAGTTTTGATATCAGTAAATCTATCGGACATCTCAAATTGACTGACTTTTAATACTGTTTTACCTCTAGTTGTTTTGTAGTATTCATTCATTAGATCTTTTGATTTAAAAAACTTACCATCTACTTTATAGAAAACCTTAGTAGCTAAATTGGCGTAGTTAGTAGAATTTGTCTCATATTCTTCCTTGCTTATTGCAACAACTTTTCTTTCAGAAATGGAATATACCACAACATTTCCAGTATTATGATGTTTATATACATTTTTATCATATTTTTCTTTTTCTACTAGTTTCTTCTCACCGGTGTCTCTGTCTATAACCGGAACTACCCCAAATGTATTACCAACGTATCTGCCATTTGAGTTGTTGAATTCATTCTGTGACACTAGTATTTTACATTTATTAACAGTATCGTATGCCGATACTTTCCCTTTAGTAATGCCGACAAAATTAGGGTTAGACTCAAAAGTAGTCTTTGGGATTCTGAAAGTTTTTCCAGTAGTCGTGTCTAATGCCAGAACGTGATCTTTAAATTCAGTTAATTGAGTATTAGGATCGAAGTCTGTGGTATATATTTTTTTAATACCTGTTTCTGTGCGTATATTCATCATACCTTTCGATACGTGCTGATGTTTTCCTGTGGCGAATTCTTCTACCGTTACTCGATAAGTATTGCCATAGTTGTCTTTACATAACACAGATCCTGCCCCACAGTTTGATCCTCCTGCGGTAAGAGAATTTAAAAACTCAGGATTCTTACCAACTTGATGCTTTTGATGGAATATTTTTTCTGCTGCAAATGCATCGCTTCTGGTTTTAAAGTATTCAACTCTATATTCAAACAAATCTGGGAATTTTTTTAGTTTTTCCTTAAAATCAATCACTGTTGAACTAGTAAAATACTTTATTAACAAGTCGTGCATACCACTACCTTCAACTCCACGAGAACCAGAGTAAAACTTTCCTGTTTCCGTGTCTTTAAGTGTATAGCAATAATAAGCAGAGTTTATTAGCATATTAGTTTGTGATCCATTATATGATTCTTGTAGATAATTTAGCATTTCGTATACCTCCATATTATTTATGCTGGTATACGAAAAACTGTCATTTATCTGTAGAATTATCTTCATCTAAAACCTCTACCCAGGTATCTGGGGTAACACAGCAACTACGCAAATCCCCAAACCATTTCTTTAAAAATGGAATCATACCAGTGTGCATGATTTCACCGCCTCTGATAGGACTTCCCAATGGTCGCAATCTGCCAATTTCCAACCCAATGCCAGCACGTTTGCTAGCATATTTTGCCATCATTTCTCCTGATGCAAAGATACTGTCTAGGTCATCGTCACTACGTATAAGCACACACGAACTAAACTGTTTGGTTGGTGTCCCTAGTCCTGCTAATACAGGCGTGGCAAGAGTAAACAAGCCCTCTGAAGCAGACTGATAGTATTCTTTGATGTATCGCATACGAGCATTATTTGGTTCCTCTTTATGAAAAACCGTAGCCGCAGCTATCATATACCGTATTTGTGGTGTTTCATAAATATTTTTCGTTGCACGATTTCGAACTAGATACTTTTCAATCAACTGCTCAATTGCTGCGTAACTGTACTGTTCATCTTTTTCATGATCCAGCATATCGTTCATTTTGTTCCAGTCTTCTTCGGTATACCATTTCAAAAGATCAGCTGTATAAAGACCAACTTCAACATTTCGTTTAACAATTTGATATAAGTGCGGTACATCATATGTTCCATAAACATCCTTGCGAAGCATCGATAAGCGTTGTTTACCTGCTACATACTGATAATTCGTGTGTCCAGTATCAGGGTTGATATCTATATCAATTAGATCAACTATAGCACGCAAGGTTATGCCATCTATTTCTTTTGTCATAATACCATTGTAGAAATGAGGTTGTGCTTTGATTTCAATCATTGACTGGCTTACGTCTGCAACATTCTTACATACTTTGGCAATCTGCGCTTGCCATTTCTCGATGTTTAATAGCTCTCTATGTCCATCTCGTTTAGTGACGTAAATTTCTCCCTGTTTTTGGGTTGCCATGTGCATTCCTCTTTAAAATATAATTAGTTTACTAAATTATTAGTATCCGACAGCCGCATATTTAATCATTATGATATGGCATTGTTATTCGTTTTTATCTTGTTTTGATTAGAAATATTGCGAGTTTTAAACAGATGATGCTTATTATCTTTGTAAAAATATCTCTGTTGCACTGTGTATTCCATGTCTTCGATAGAACTTTGTACCAATCTATTATATTCTAGATTCAATAACCATCGGTTGTCGACTTTTAAAACAATACCTTGAAATTGTCTGTTGATATCTTTGGTCAAAATTAATTGCAATCTTTCGGCGGTCCATCTGTTATCGTTTGCTAACAATAAAGTATAAAACATTCCTAATGATATTGCACTTTCGTCAAAATTATTATTATAGACCAAGGTCCATGCGTCTGGCCATGTTTCCAGTTGATCCCAATCTAGTACTCTTGCAGAAATTGGGCAATTGCTCCAAAAATCTATCAAATTTTGTAAATGTTCGACATCTGATAAATCTTTGGTCAAACTTGATCTGCATTTTTTCCATGCTTTCATTAAAGATACTCCGCTAGCAAAGTCAGAAACGTGCATAGATTTTGATCCTTTTGTTCGAGTTTTTATCATTCTTCTAGTTGAAGTAATGTCAATGTTACGGTAATAGCAGTGGTAGTTGCACCATTGTTATAAACTTTCATTTGTATATTGCTATTTGGCGATGATTCACTACTATATCCTATAACAGCTGGACTGAAATATGTAGTACCAGACGATGTTGTTATAGACTCAGCTATTACCCCTGAATTTGGAGTTGGATCAGTATTAATTAATCTACTGGCATCTGCCGATTCTGCAGCTAGACTCGAATATACCGTAACCCATGCCCCATACGACACTTCGATACTATAAAGAGCATATCCGACATATCCAACTGCGGTAACATTTGCACTTGCTCCTGCAGCAATACTCGGAGTAGTAACTGCTACTGTTGATCGAGATGAAAGTCCAGTACTGGCAGGTCCAGTTGGTCCAGTTACTCCAGTTGGGCCGCCGGCTGGACCAGTTGGTCCTGTAATGAATGACGGTGCTCCAGTTGGCCCGGTCGCGCCGCGTGCTCCGGTATAACCAGTTGGTCCCGTAATAAATGACGGTGCTCCAGTTGGACCGGTTGCTCCACTGCCACCTAAATTATTTTGCTGCGCATCAACAATTATATTAGCAACTCCGTTATCGCTTACACATGGAAGAGCATCAAATACATCGCCCATACTTCCATTTAATGTTGCGCCGGTGCCCCAAGAAATGTGGTAACCACCTGGATTATAACCGTTACTGTTGAACATATTACCAAAACTTGTTACACCAGGATTTGTACTTTCTACTATTATACCGAAATTGTCTAAGCTGTAAAAATAACTCTGAGTTACTGTTGTCCAGCTAGGACCGTTATATGCCGGTGATGTACCGACAGAGAGACCATAATAGCAATATTCGAAAATACTTCTAGCTACTGTTGTATACGAAACAGGATCATTTATGAGAATACCGTTTGTAAAATTTTGAAACTGGCAATCAATAAATTGTGCATCATATGTTGACACAGCATTGCCTATGCTTTCCAGTGTAACAGCAGAATCTGTAAGTAAGCCATTTCCATTAGACCAACCACCGATAAATGAAACCCGTTCAAATCTAATATGATTATAACGCACTAACTGTGCGGCATTAGTTCTTGTACCATTGGTATTAACGGTAATATCTGTTACTCGTATTCTAGTTGGCAAAATTGCGCTATTCAACCCAATATTTGCCGCAGTTTGACCTAGATTATCTGAGGTCTGGATCATATAATATAAATCACTATTCCCGCATAATATTGTAGTACCGCCTTTGCTGTCGCCAATTAAATTCAAATACGGATATAACAATATCGGGCTGTTTATTAGATATGTGCCTGCTGGCATGTGCAATTCTGTCGCAGTAAGACCGTTTCCTGGATAATTTTTTAGCAAGCTGGTTATAGCGTTGTTAATGGCAGGCGCATCATCTGTTATCCCATCTCCAACTGCGCCAAAATCTTTTACGCTAACAATATCATTTAATTTGTCATTGAGAGTTCTAACAGAAGCAGTTGCTAGCTGAGCAGAGGAATTATTATATATTGTGGTAATAAGTGTGGTATTTGGACTATATTGCGTTAATATTTCAGTATTACCGCCATAGCCGTTACTGTTACCGATAAACAGTTCTCTAGTGTCCAAACACCAGCCTAATTCTCCTTCTGCTAATGCGGTTGGCAAATCAGCGGATAAACCTCTGCGATTTTGAATTCTTGAGATGGTTGTTACAGCCATATTGTTAACATCTCCGTTGTGTTGGATATTTACCTATTGTACCCTATGATGTTCTTGGTCTATATTATAATAAATATTCAAAAGGATTGTATTATGAAAATAAGCGATTTATTAGACGAATCAGCTGGAGTTGGGAAAATTGTAAACGGAGTGAATACTACCATTGATGTAAAACCCGGCGAAACCAAGAGACAGGCAGCAAAATTTGGCAATGTTACAGATCTCAACGGACGTCCTAAAATAGCTGCCACTAATGGAAGCGACGCTGTACACGAGTCAGAACCTTGGAAAACTAAAAATCCAAAAAAACATCATAAAAAATTAACACCTGCGCAAAAATCTGCTGCAAAAACACGAGCAAAAAATGCGGGTAGACCTTATCCAAATTTAATTGATAATATGTGGGCCAGTAAACACTGAATTATTGACTATACCAGGTAGGCAAATATATTTTGCAATATGCAAATAGAAATTAACAAGCCTACCTGGAAAAGTTTAGACGAAGTTCCGTTGCTCACATTAGACTGGGCAAAAGTTATAGGTGGACAGGACATATCTCTAGAAGAGATTAAGATTTTAGTAGAAACCTACGAAGAGTGGTTAGCGGATCATAATTGAGTCTTTTGGTAGACTACAATTAAACATTGTAATATTCTGCAACTCTTTTCCACCATAGATTTTTGTATTCAGCTAACTCTTCGCCTGTTATAATCCAACTTTGTGGTTCAAAATCTTTTGTGCACATTAGAATTACACCCTGTTGTATCTGAGTGCCATAAACTTTGTCATGCGCTGTAGCATATGCTGCAAGCTGAAGTTTATAATCTATTACGCGGTCATCGCTTTTGATTTTATTTGATTGTTTAAAATCAATAATGCTAGGAATTCCTTGATACAATCCAGACATATCTGTTGTCCCTGCATAAACCTCTGGATAATACAAACTGGCTTCTAATCCCCAACATTCATCTAAAAAAGGTTTAAGATAGTGTTCTAATATGACATTGGCCATTTTAAAACTATGTTGATGATAAAAATTTGTCCCAGCTTTGGGATTTTTACCTTTCAGATGACGTTCTAAAAAACTATGCATCATGGTGCCACGAAAGGCAGCTTCTTTGGTAATTTCTGCTGCTTTCTTTTCGCCTATGCTGCGACGCCACGCTGCTAAGGCTTTTTTAGCTTCCTCGGGTTTGGTTTTATCTAATATTGTAGTAACCGATGGAAGTTTGTTACCAAACGGATCGACGTATTTTCTACCATCAGGACCACCATCTTCACGGTTTAATTTTGTATATGAGTAGCGTTCAATAAGATTCATCATTTAATTATAAGAAGCATTAGAGAGAGTGCCAATTTTACATCAAACTATTTCTGCGTTGATCTTCAAGTCTTTTTAAATCAACTGTTGTGCCATTTGTGAGCAGTTCACTTGATGACACTAATATATGAAGTAATTGTTCGGTAGCAGCAAGATAGTTGTTGCTTATTAGGATTTGTTTTGATTCTAACCATATCCAGTGCCAACCTTTTTTAACTTCTAGTTGGGTAGAATTTACAGGAATCCATAAGTTTTCGGCTGTAATGCGATATATTTTTCCTTCTAAAATTGAAATATCATATGCGTTATTGTTTAATCTCTGCATACGATTAGCAATTTTTTCAGGCACTGTTAGTTTCGGCCCTGTTTTACCAAATTCTTTTATAAGCAACAGTCCTTTTATTATATCAGGTTTTTCTGGTAGTAATTTAATTTCATCAATAGTCATACTATCAATCTTAGCAACTAGTTCAATTATACGAGGTTTTTTACTAGCTAATAGCAGAGTATCAGGGCCATACATAGACCGCACGTTATCACCACTGTATTACCCAAGTTAGGGTATTGCCCGTAAGTGTATTAACTATTCGATTCATAATATAACCCATTGAAGAAAAATAACTAATTACTGCGTTCATTTGGTTATTATAGTTTGGGCTTAGCAAAGGATTACTCATGACTGTACCTTGCCATGCTGCATAATAATCTTGACTTGGATAGTATGCATATGAATAAAAGACACCAGAACCTGCGTCTGTTAGTGTTATTGCGGTAGGACGAGGAGCTGTAGCGTTTGCATATGACACTGCCAGCATAATTGTATTTGGATCAACGTATATAACGTAGTAGTATGTTGCCGGTGCTAAAGGTGTTGGCAGTGAAATTGTACTGCTAACAGTTATTATATCTCCTGTATTGTAAGGGTGACCGGGAATAACAAGCATATTACCTGAAACAGTCCATTGTAACGGAGTGAACGGCGTGCTATAGGTCATGAGAGTTCCATTTGAAACTTGTGTCTGATATAATCCTTGTTGAATTGACGAAAACACTGCCTGTTCTAACGCTCTAACTTCACCATTTATAGCTTCTTCGCTAGACAGAGAGTTTCTTGCGTCTGCTGCATTATAGAAAACTGGACTTTGCGGAGGGGAAGGATTGTATGCATAATTATAGTAAAAACTATTTTGGTAATTATTGTTGTTAGTGCACGACATTTTCAGTCTATCCTTCTTGTTCTTGCAGTGATAAATTTCCAGATTTTACTGCTTTATCAGCTGTAGTTTGAGCAGTCTGATTTATCTTTTGAGCTTCTTTTTCTTTTTCTTTATCGCTCATTTGATCGGGCACATGCGTTTTAAGCTTGATATGATCTGGACCACTTCTTTCCACAATGTCTGTGAAAGGTGGTTCTGCAAGCAGGTTCATTAAACCACTTGCATTAACATCGTGGTGCATTTTGCGTAAATAGGCAACGGCTCCATTAGGTCCGCTCATTGGTGCCCATGGACGATTTTTATTTCTATATGTCACTAGGAAGTCCATAAGATCGTTTTTGATCTCATCGACTACCAGTGACTCATATAGAATTTCTTGAATTAACACAGATTAGCCTTCTTTCGAGCGCTTAATAGCAGCGTCAAACGTTTCTGGTTCAATTAGCTTTGCATCCGCAAGTTTATCCTTATTAAGCTCTAGCCAATATGATCTAGTAGCGGAATTTTCAAAAAGCTTTTTTGATTTTTTACCAGACACGGTTGTATAAATGACACCATACGGCGTAGTATTTTTTACTTCTGCCAATTGTGATGCTTTAACTTTGGCTTTTGCGCTGGCTGACAATTCTCTTAAACCTTCTTGAATGAGGAATTTGATAATGCTCTTCTGTTCAGCAATTTTCTTGTTGACCATAGAAATTTGTTGATTGATAGCGTCGCCTTCAAGTCCATAGCCAATTTTAAGAGGGTCTTTAGATAGTCCTTCTAAAACTTTTTGCTTGAACTCTACCTTATGAGATTCAAACGCTATGTTGAGTTGCTTCAGCTGAGCTTTAGCTTCCGCTAATGCATCGACCGCATTATTATAGCTCTCATCTTTTTTGTGTTTTTTATTGTATATGCTCCAGGCAGTAGCAAACGCTTTTTCTGGATGTCCTGGATATTGCTTCTTTAGTTTCAGAACAAAATCTTCCATTCCAGGTGGTGCTTTTTCTGTAATTTTTTCTTCGCCTCTACGCAGATATGCAGGTATATCAATTTCCTTGCTTGCAAGAGTTTTATCTATAGGAGTTACTCTAATTTCACCTGGTCGTAATGGTTTCTCATCTTTCTTTGCCAATTCACTAGGAGTTGGTGGGGAAAGTCTTGTTACAACAGCTTTCGGTTTGCGAGAAAAAATCCCCTCAACTACAGGAGATTCACTGTTTATTTTAGTGATTTTATTCCACTCTGTATCTGCCTTGCTGGGTTTAGCCGTTTGATTAGCCATTTTCTTTTTGTAGCCTGGCCATGTCTCTTCTACTTTTTTACCGCCAGATTTTTCTGCTTTCTTTTTGTCAGCTAATGCCTTTTTAAAAGATTCTTTTTTGTTACCATCTTTATCGACATCGAGAAAATCTGGTTTAGACTTTTTGGCTTCGTCTAAATCTTCTTCTTTAATTTTACCCCAGTGATCTTTTTGTTTTGCACGGATAGCAAAGTTAAGTTGACTGACTATTTTTTGTTCAGCTTCAGTGCGACTAGCTTTTTTCATCAACTTCGCTTTTTTAGATTTAAGATCTGCTAAAGTAAATCCGTCCCACTTGCCAATATCTTTTTTAGCAGTGTGCATCTTGGCATCCCATGCTTCGTCAACATCCGAGCCTTTTTTTGTAATTCTGCGAATAGCTGTATCTAATCCCTTGTCTCTTTTAGCCACTTTTGAAGCGCTTTTAACTACTTCGTCTTTATTGCCAATATTTGAAACGATGTTCTGTAAGTGTTTTTGTTTGTCTCTGTCAGCAGCCTTCATGTAATTAACATAGGATCCGGTTTTCATTTCGTGAATCATTACAGAACCGCATTCGTCGCAACGCATCTTGCCGTCTTGGCCTTCCATGTAAGTTCCCATACCGCATTCTTTGCAGGTCATTTTACTTTCAAGCGTAGGTTTCTTTTCTCTACCTAAAGCTGATAAATCTTGATCGTCAGGCTCTTCTTCTGTATTACCCAAGTTAGCTAGATCTGCACTAATATCAGAATCATCTGGCGGTGCACCAGCTTGGTCAGCTGTTGTGTCTGTTCCGGCTTGTTCAATATCAGATGTTGTAGCCGGAACTCCGCCAGATTGCAATGTTGTAACTGCGTTATCAATGCTTTCTTTAGTTTTGGTAGTAACCTGCAGTAGTTCATCAAGTGATGTTTTAACGGTTTCATTGAATCCTGACGCAGCGTCTTGACCAAATTGACTACGCATTGCATCAACAAGTGGCATTAGATCGTTAGGCCCCATTTTTGCTACATCTTCTGCCATATCTTGGACTTTGCTTGCGAGCGCTTTGGCGTTAATAATAAGAGTAGCTTTGGCTATTTGTTCATCATTTGGATCACCTGATGCAGCCATTTCAGCTTCATGCAATGATGCTTTTTTAGCTTTTCTAGCCTCATCAAAATGGTCATCTAGTGCATGGTGCTCAAACTGTACATAGTCCATATAGTGTTTGCTACTGCTAATACACTCACTCGCCGTTGTTAGTTTCATAGCTACCCAACCTTCAAGCTTATCACCTGGTTTGATCATATTGAACAGTTTAGTGCTGTATTCAATTATTAGCATGAGATTTTCACGGGCAACACTACCGCTGGTTTCGCCTAGTTCCATATCGCCGTCAATATCCTCTGGCAATTGATCCGGTTCAAATGTTTTGTAATAATCTAGATAATGATATACTTTATCTAGAATATTTGCTGATTTGGTAAGGCAACCGGCTATCCATGGCTGAATTTCGCCATTTGGATCAACCTGTTTCAGCATGCTCATTGCATATTTGCCGTTTCTGTATAGTTCGCTGCGTGCCATGCTTGCTTGATATTCGTAATGATGAGCCTGTCTAAATGTAGCATGTCCAGGAAGTCTTTCCAGTGTATCACTTTCGTTTAGCTGTTCGTGAACATTATCCATGCCGGGAGCGGCGCTCGGGGTTGGCCTTGCCTTCATAATAGACACACTTTCTTCAGTTTCGTCTGGTACTCGTTGCCATGATTTTAGTGTATCTTGTCTTTTGGACATAAGTGTATGTCCAAATTGTTCTACTCCTTGGCCTAACATTTGTGCAACGTTGCTTATTGGTTTTGGATAATCCTTTAGCCATGACATTATGGATTTTTCATCAGGATCAAGAGAAGTTTTAGTTGAAACCTTGTCGGCGATTGAAGCTAATGCATTAGAAAAGGCCGCCGATTCTTCACTCGTTTGCGGTACTTTTTTTGCTAGAAAACTCAATTGCATAGATAACGTTGGTTTTGCTTGTGTTGATTGGTCTATATTTGATTCATTCATTTTTGCTTTACGTCTTCTTTTTGGGGCTATTTCAGTGAGCATCAGTCGCATAGCTTCTAAAATTAGCATGCTTTTAATATACTCTGGATTCTGTTGATATGAATTAAATGAGCTTTCAGCAATTACTTTGTCTCTCTTGGCTACCCACGAAGATTGGCATTCTTCAATAGCAGAAATTGCAGAAGGGCTTTTTAAATCTATATTGATGCGTACACCGTGAATATTTTTCAAAGTAGCTAACACCTGACTTAATCTGGCTGCATCCGATGATTCAAACTGATTTAGGTACATGTTGATATGTTCTCCTGGCCATGCGGGCCGTCCGCTGTTGTGTTATTTATATCTAATAGCGATAAGAACAACTATAAGGAAAAAGAAGTTCCACAGCCGCATGTGCTTTGAGCACTGGGAATATCTATTGCAAAATATGAACCTGCAATGTCTTTTTTGTAGTCAATAACAGCCCCATCTAATATATCAAGACTAGTTGTATCAATGACCAACGAACCAACTGGTAACTTGAATTCAATGTCTAGATCGTCTTTTGCATCAACGGTATCCCAGACTTTTGAGAATCCTTGACAACCTCCGCTACGTATTTCAAGACGTACTAATTTGTTAGTAGTTTGGCAAAGGTTACTCAGCTGAGATTTTGCAGAATCTGTAATAGTTATAGACATTGTTTTGATAAACTGTTTAACGCCTTCTTGGCGAACATGCATCTATCCATGCTTGCTTGCAGACGACTTTCGTAAATGTCTTTTTTGACCTGATCTTTAGATGAATTTATTCGACGCTTATAGGTTATAGCATCTACCTTATGACTCGTATATGAATCGTCTAATTCGAACAATTTTCTTACTGTAGTATCGTTAGTAAATTTACCCGAATTTAACAACCGTACTACTGATATTGCAGTTTCATACAACGTAATGTCATCGGCTATTGTGTTATTTGTTAGACTATTGTAAATTGAATAGAACTGTTTGCCTGCTATACGATAAGGGTCTTCTTTTGTAAGAATTTGGTAACGCCCAACTTTGATGCCGTTTGAAATTTTTTCCGTCATTAAAGCGTCAGCTGATTTAATGTCACCGACGGATTCTGTAATCATGTCATCAACTACATTGTTGCTAATGCTGTTTAGTCTCTGAAGAACATTAGCCATAGCGCTTATATCCGCGTTGGTTACTTGTCCCGGACCTGCTAATTCTACTGTGCCAGCAGATTCAACTATAGATGCTGTTGATGTTCTTGCAGCCGGAGTGTTGTTACCTTCTATAATATTTCTCAAACGTAACATTGCATCTCGTTCTTCAGGTGTAACCGTCATATTAGCTCTCCCATAGATCTTCTAAATCATTTATTGCAAAGCATAATTTACCTTCATAAATGAATCTTAGCAATAAACCTCTGCTGACAAGTTGTCTAGCTAGTTCCTGTTCTCTGATATCCATTACAGCCTTTGGTAGTGGTCCGTTATGTCCTTTTACCCGTTCAAGCATGACATTTTCTTCGTTGCTTACCGGCTGTAGGAATCCACCTCTTACTTCAACAAACTTCAACGCTTTATCTCCAGGTTATGCTTGCGTCATGGCTTTTGCAGATTGCATCAGCAATGCACCCAGTCCGGCTACAGTAGAAATCTTGCCTTCTAAATCGGGAGATAGCTTGCCTTTAAGTTCTTGTATTTGACTGTTTAGTCCTACCATTATTTGACCAATTGTAGCTAATCTAGCTGCATCTGGATTGTTTTTATATTCGCCTGCCAAGTTGGAACGAAACAGTGCATCAAACATATTGCCGGTATCTTCATTAATAACCTGCTCTACTGTTTCTGTATTTGTTGGCAGGTCATGATTATCTCCTAGAATCTGCGGAACTGCAATGCCAGCTAACTGCATCATTCTGTTAATAGGATTCAATGGTTGCATCCCGCCAAGAACACCTTCGGTTAATTTTTCAAGTTTTGAACCTAAAACCATTTTAGTTTTACCTTCGACTATGATACCTACGGTGCTATTTGGACCCTTTGGTATTGATATTTCAACAGCTTGTGATTCATATATTGCCATTTCGCCTTTTTCCCAACTTACTAACGGTTCAGTTGGAATTTCATTTATTCGAAGCGGATGTTTGGCTAGACGACTCCATCTGTCATCCTCTGTATTCCAAAAAACAACATCTTCGTTAGTTTGCTCAGCCATAATTTTACGAGGTTTCATATCCTGGTCCTCCTGCGTACCAAAAACTTTATTGATATAATCTGTAAATGTTTTCATTTTCTATCCTTACTGATAGGGAACATTGGTTTTTTTGATTGGTCGTTATCTGTAGTTGTTGACACGGGTCTAGCCGTATGGCTTATATTACCATTCTTGCGCACAATAACTATCTGTATTGGTTCGGCAGGTTTGAATATGTGATCTAATAACATGATTGAATATTTAGTAAACAATCACAAAGAAAGGCGCAATAAGCGCCTTTCAGGGTTTATAAAACAAATATTTGTTTTATTATGGGGTTGGAAGCGCGTTCCGATTTGGAACGTTTGGTGAACCAGCAGTTGCCAGTGTTGCCACATAAGCAACAGTATTAATAGCACTACCAGATACTTCAAAAGCATTGGTATTGACATTAACTGTTTGGCCACTTAGTGATGTGAG